TATCTAATGTTATTAAAGTACAAATGAATCCTATTTTGTCTCTATTTTCATAAGTACCTTCGTAGAATAATCTTAAGGTGTAAATATTAGGTTTAATACTTATTTCCATTTGCATCGAATTTCCTAAGTTTTGAAGTATTTATTTCAGTTTCTGTTATTTTTGATGTGATACTGCAACATCAGTGTCCAAATGACACACTTTTTAACACATTTTAGACCATCGTAATGCATTAAAAAGTGGCCCATAGAGGTCAGCTCTGGGCGTCTCGCAGCCCTTGCCTTGTATGGGCTACAGCGGCCCACTCTCTGTCACTATATGAAAGCCAAGCCATTGTATGCGCGACCTCAAAAAGTGGGAGAGTGGTGTACTCTGTTACGGCTTTACGTGCCCAAGTCTAATCATTTTGTCGTTCACAGATAACTCAAGGTTGTCTAAGCTGAAGACAGTGCCTAAGTATCTGTATTTACCAAACTTATCAGATTGTATGATTACTTCTTTGTGTTCAATCATAGTCTTTAGGGCAGCTGTAGCTAGTAGACCTGCTTCTTTCTCTTCTGGGCTGGTAGGCCTGTAAGTTTCAGGTGCATCGTAACCTATCATTCGGAATCTTACATCCATCTTTATTTTGAAGCCTAAGTCTACAGTAGCATCTATGGTGTCCCCATCTACTACTCTCGTAACAAAGGCGTTATATTTATGAAAAGTATTCATATTACCCTATTATCGAAAATGCTAATGCACCGGATGACCTTAAGCTTTCAGTATCCTTTATTATAACTTTTAGATACCATCCACCTGGTACTGTAAACTTACCTTCAGGTATTTCATATTCTAGGTATTCCCCAGAATTGAAAGTGCTAGTTGAGTCTATCTCTATATCTACTTGCCCTATCGAAAGACCATCAGCGATACCTATTACCATTACATCCCCTTTTGGGGAATATAGTTCCATTGTAGTGTCAGCTAAGATTATTGCTTCACTCAAGTTCACTCTTAAGAAGTTACCATATTCTCTTAAACGCATAGTACATCTCCTATATTTATGTCTGCTTCTTCTTTGTTGCTTATTAGTTGCCCAGCGTCAATATTTATATCAGGGTTTACAAATTCGAAACTTATTAGTTGCCCAGCGTCAATATTTATATCAGGGTTTACAAATTCGAAACTTATTGATATATCATTACAGCCTACAGTTATCAAGCCTAAGAAGCCAGCGGATAATAATGTACCATCTTCTAGCTGGATATTGACACTTCCAGATATTATTCCTGTAACACCAAGTGCTTCTAGGTTAACATCTTCTGCATCTATTTCCAAAGTACCTGCAATAGCTTGCCCAATAGTCCCAATTATAACAGATGTATTATCAGCATTTGTAGTATTTAGAGTAGCAATTATTGCTTGACCTATCACTCCATTCGCTAATAATATGTTGTTATCTAATTTAATACTAAGTGAACCAGCAATGTCACTACCTATAGTACCAGTGGCACTAAGTATATCTACATCGAGTTGTTCACTTAATGCTCCTAATATTGCTTGTCCAATAGTCCCAATTATAGTAGATTTATTATCAGCGTTGTTTGCATTCAAGGTAGCATTTATTGCTTGGCCTATTATACCGTCAGCTAACAATATAGTATCATCTAATTGTATGCTTAAAGAGCCTGCAATGGCGTTGCCTACTACACCAGTTGAGCTAAGTGTATTTACGTCTAGTTGTTCACTTAACGCTCCTAGTATTGCTTGCCCTATGACACCATTGGCATCTATAGTATCACCATCTAGTTGGGCATTTAGTGTTGCAACTATAGCTTCACCTACAACCCCAGCTATGGATGGATTATTATCTTCTAGTAGCTCACTCAACGAGCCTACTATTGCTTGACCTATAACACCACTTGCCGTTAATTTGTTACTTGTTAGTAATTCATTTAGAGCACCTGTTATGGCTTGGCCTATAATTCCACTCGAAGTAAGAGTACTATTATCTAATAGTTTGTTCAATGCTCCAGTAATAGCTTGACCTACAACTCCTGATATAGAAGATGTATTGTCTTCTAATAATTCACTTATAGAGCCTGCTATAGCCTGACCAATAGTACCGTCAGATATCAATATAGTGTCATCGAATTCTACATTCATAGAACCCAGTATTGCCGACCCTACGGTTCCATCTATATTTGATATATTGATATCAAGTTGTCTACTTAGTGCCCCTACTATAGCTTGTCCAATGGAACCCCCTGCTATAAGGGTACTATTACTTATCTGCCCACTTAGCACACCTACTATATCACTTCCTATAACACCCACTGATGTTAAAGAGCTGCTGTTTAGTAACTCACTGAGAGATCCCGATATCGCTTGACCTATTTCCCCTTGAGAAAATAAGTTATCTGATTCAAGTAACCCGTCTAGGCCCCCTAATATAGACTGGCCTATTATACCGTCTGAGTTAAGCTCATTTATATCTAATGACTTATCCAGTTGACCTGTCACGGCTTGGCCTATTATACCAATCGCAGATACCGTATTACTTACCATTTGTACTGCTAAGTTACCCTCTGTAACCACTGCCGCATCTTCAGTAGTAAACGCTGTAACACTCGACCAACTACCATCACCAGTTGCGTTATACGCCCTAATTTCAACATCGTACGAAGTGCTGGCTGTCAGCCCTGTTAATGATAATGGGCTTGTCCCTGCATCTATAATAGTCCCTGCATCTAGTCGATATTCAAAACCGGTTTCGTCGCCATCTGTGTAAGTCCAAGGGATTGAAGCGGTTGTCTCGGTTTTTGTGATCGTACCGATTGACGGGACTCCGACAGGAACGGCTGCCCCTCCTTCTAAATACCACTCGCTATCATCTGCTGGCCATGTACCTATCTGAGTTGCGGTATTGCCACCAATTGAGTCGGTAATCGTAGTACCCGTACCGCCACTAGAACTAGCATCCCAGTCGTGGACATCTACTAATGGTGAACCCTCGCGGTATATCAGTCTTTGTATTCTGTTGCCGTCGCTGTTGTCTGAAAATCCAGATGAACCTATACGGTCTAGTAAATTTTCATTATTCGATGGTGAGGCTGTTTTAGAACCGATTGAAACGCCATCACTGAGAACTGTATAGTTGCTACCGTTTCTAGTTATTTTAATGACTTGTGTAGTGTCATTAAAACTAAGGGTAATAGGAATGGTAACAATGGTGCCGAGTTTGTTACCATGTTTTATAGCGCAAGCTGTGGGAGTTAGGCTTATGAAACCATTACTACTAAAGTTTTTACCTACAATAGTTAATTTATCATAACCAGTATTTCCAAAGAAAGCGGTTAGTTCGTACTCGAAATTGGTAAGAAAACTCTTGGTATGTAATTTAACCCCCGAAATACCGAGGGACCCGGACCCGTCAAAAAATAAGGAGTAATCCATCTTTAAACTGCCTCAATCACACCGTAGAAATCATCTACTGATAAAACCCAATCACGATTTTCTCTAGGCACTACACAATCATATAAGCCAGCTTTTTCTACCCCTCTGAAATTATTAATTCTTACAGTTTTATTAGTGCGAGGGTTAGTTGCCATTAATCGTGGATTGTGCAACTCGCAATCCGACATGACGTTTATTGTCACGAAGTTTTCGCTTTCTTCAACTGTTGTTTGTGGTACATTGTTACGAATAATCATTACATCCTGTAGCGTTTTATTAGCCCATGGATACGTTTTACTCAACCCCTCTAAATGGTCTCGCATTGTCTGAGTGTATCCACATACCTCGTCATCAACAGCAACAAGACCAGTCAACGCAGCTTGAGTAACAGGATCGCCAACACTAGGGTCATCTAACAAACCGTTGATTATTTTGCGGAATACTCGAACTGTTTTTCTTAATTCTGCTGTAATTTCAAGCGCTAATGTTGCGTCCATGATTGTTTCAACATCAAATGTGGCATCGTGGTTTGCCAAGTCATTTTTATTGATTCGTCCTAGTTGAAAATAGTTACGAGCTTCTAATAATGCAGTTTCGTTGTTCGCATTAGCTGTTAATAGAAAATTTGTAAATGACATATTAACTCCGTTTTTGTTTACCGCCTATTGCTAGGCGATACTTATTTAAAGGTTGCCTTCAGTATTCACATATGAAGTTATGCTCACTGGTTGACCTGTTACTATGTTTACATCGTTTAGTACTAAATCTACAGTGGAGGAGGCTGCTAAACCCACGCCGCCATCCATAATGAATACATTGTCACCGTCTACTTCACGGAACCAAGTAGCTTCGCCTGATGCGTCTGCGCTCGGATCACCTGTTATAGAGCTAGCTGTGAGCACGCCTACAGATGCAGCTGGGGCTGAAGTCGTTGAAAATAGTAATTCTGCTAACAGTGTTGTAGCAGCTCCTCCCTTTGAAGGCCGTACTCCACTATACACACGTATCTTGCCTGCGCCTGTAGCATCGTCTCTAGCACTTGTTATACTATCAGCCCTTGCGTTTGCTAATGTGTCTGCGAATTCTAGTGCCATTACACTTTCCCCTTAACGTATTTGGGTTCTTCTTTCTCTATAATTGCAGCAATACGCTTTCTTGCATCTGCTCTATCTTTACCCGCGCCCATATCTTCGAACTTTACCACACCGCCACCGTTAAGTAATTTTATAGTAAATATATTATGTTCATCGATTGTGACTTCTGAGTAGACACTATGTGTTTTTAAATTCATTTGTACTCCTAACTGTCTAAACAGCTTTGTTATTTCTAGAGCGTTCATCTAGCCTTGCAGCTATCTTCCCCAACTCTATAGTTGTTTTGCTTAATTGTACCACGGATTTGTTCAGAGTGTCCAGCATTACTTCGACTGAGGCACTCTTTGTCCGTAGTTGCCCCATGTCTGCTGCTAAACTCTTTAGTAGGACGCCTGATTGAATGGAGGCTATTTCTAGTTTATCTATTCGCACACTATGATTTTCTTGCATTACACTATAGTTGAACACCAATCCTGATACTGTGGTCACATATACGAAAATACCAGATAGAAATATCTGCTTAGTATGAGTATCCATTTTAAACATGATTAATCTTCTTCGTCTTCGGTAGTCTTTTCTTCAGTTACTTCAGGAGTTACTTCAGGAGTTACTTCAGGAATTACTTCAGGAGTTACTTCAGGAGTTACTTCAGGAGTTACTTCAGGAGTTACTTCTACAACTACTTCAGTCATCTTTTCTACAAACAAATGCTCAAATTTCTCAAGCTCTTTTGGTAGACCTTGTGCCCTTAGAAAGGAGCATACACCTCTAACATATTTCTTTTTACTTCCAGCAGACATGGGGTTGTTAATAAATCTAATAGCAGCAGGGCATATGTAAATCTTATTTAATCTTACTCTAAGACAAAAGTCGTCTTTCCATTTTGATAAATTCATATTCGTCTCATTTAGATTGGTCTATGTTTTCCGGCCCAAAAGGCTGCGCTTCCACCGTATTTCACACCTAAGTAATATTTAAGTGCTCTGCGATGTTGTAGTGCTGTTGGTTTGTACCATTTTACACTATCACGTTCGATCAGTATACCCATATTATCATGGAATACTTCATCAGCTTCTACTTTGTCCTCCGTCGTGCATCCTACACCATACATCCAGTCGTGGATAATACAGGCATACACTATTAGAGTCCCGTATACTCTCTTGGGTGGTCTGAATGAAGAATCAGCTGCCCCACATCCGTTGCACATGTTTATCAGCTGCTGTTCTGTTGCCAAGAGGAAACTTTTAGGAGCGTATAACACGCCCTTAATAGCCAACTCTTGTGCTTTTAAGAGTCTTTGAAGTTCCATATTATAACACCGGATCTTCAGTTGTTCTTGTTACGGGACTGCAAGTTTCAGTCATCCATTTGTCAACTGTCTCTTTACCAAATCTGTCTACGAACATACCGTAGTTCTTGGTTTCGCATAATACTGAAACAGAGTCACGAATTTCTTCATATCTATTTGTATCTTGCATTTCTTTTAAGGCTTCGCTAGCATAGCTAACTAAGGCAGAGCAGCTGCTCATCATTGTAGTGGCTAACACGACAAGTAAAATTCTTTTAAGTTTCATATCTGTTCCTATATCAATTCAATGTGTGGGCAATCCCATCCATATGGAATACCATTTTTCTTCTCAGGGTTTCCTGCTTTCCACAATCCACCCCATCTTATTTTGTAACCTAGTATAGCAGCTGCTTGGAAGAACGCACAAGCTACCATAGCTAAATGATGCTCGTCCCAAGAGGCTTTGCCGTCTACGTAGGCGTAGAAATCTAATGCTTTCCCTGTTTGATGATTACTAATTATCTTGTAACCATCGCACAGACTCTTATTCAATCTATATAAACCAAATTGCTGGCTAGCAATCCGCTTACCAGAGTCCAAGCCATGACCAAAGTCAACAAGAGTCAGAGTTATAGCTAATTCACTAATTTCAATTAACTTAGGGTCAACACCTTCTCTATTCTTCTGAGAGTTATTGCTCAGTGAGAACATTATAGTACTCTACTAGTTCGTCAAATGTTGTTAACGCATTTACTTCCATGGATTTAGTTACTTCCCAACCGTACCAACCTTGCACATGGTCATCCACTGCTAACTTAATATCGGTAGTATCTGGTAGAGGTACCCAACCATTCTTATGCTTAAAGGCAGGTACTGAATCAGGTAACAATTTAATCATTGTTAAGCTGTCACTATCAGAGTGAAACTCGTCACCATCGTATTCAAATCCAGCGTTTAGGCCTACGACTCTTTGTACTCTCAGTTCTTCTTTGATTACATCTTTGCAGTGTTCTACAGGGTAGGGTTCCACTTTGCGCGTTTCATTTACTTCGTAGTCAAGTATCTCATGTACGTAGTTTGTGGCATGGTACATTATTCTAGGTACGGGTATTGACCAGTTTATATTTATAGGTAACGCATTCGCATGTGTGCTACTATTCTGCACCCTATCCACTACTCTGTTATTTCTAATTATGGCTTTCATAGTAGTTCCTATAGATTTGGATCAGGTATGGATAGGTATCTATACAATACACCATCCGTATTAACATTAGGGTGGTCGGTTAATGTGAACCCGTCGCTATCAAATGATTCTAATTGTGTAGACACTAATCCGCTAGCACTATTATTAAGCATTAATTTACTTTTTGTAATACCTACCTCCTTACTGTGTAGAGTGGATAGACTTGATTCACCAAATATCCATAAGAATCCTGGAGGGCCAGAGGTTAGTATCTTTTCTGAGGCTAATCCAGTCCCCGTATATTCGCCAACTTCTACCTGCAATGGTGAATTATTTGAAAATATTAATGCTGTGTATTCAACTCCATTATTGTTAGTATCATAAACACCGCCAGTGCCGCAGTATATATCAGTTGATGTTGGTAGAGTATTACCCCAAGTGCCTGTATCTGTCACTATTCCTGTTCTGCCTAATATTTCGTCTGCCGGCATACCAGCGAACCAAGTAGGAGTTACGTTATGACCAGTGTTCGTACTATTTATAATGTTAACCATAAATCCTACATCAGTTTCTAATATATGAGGTATAGCTCTTGAAGTTTGCCCGTCTCCTGTCCACTTCAGTACATCACAGAATAGTTTTGATCTTTTTCCTGCGACTAGTGACATTGTATTGCCAGATGAATTTAATTCTGTACCACCCCCTAGATCGAATCCTGTGGCATTATAACCAGTTACACCCTCAGGCTGCAATGTTTGCCCACCTGAATTTACAAACATCCTCTGGACTCTATACAACCCAAATTGTGTAAATACAAAGTCTACATAGCTCGCTATAGCAGTCCTCCAGAAGAACATGAATCCTTCGTCCGTCATGTCAAATCCAGTGGTTATTGCTTGCACTGCAGAATTTCCAGTGTACTCCTGAGTATTAAATAAAGCAGATATTTCGCCTACGGTTTCAAAACTAGTTGCACTAGACTTTGTTGATTTACCGCCTCTTGCTCCTATATGACTTACATCGAAATAGTATATGGTGCTACCATCTAATTGTATAGGTACTATATACGATTCTAAATCCAATACAATTCCGCTATCGTGGATTATAGTTGTCATACCTATATCAGTGGCAATGCGCCATACTGAGCTTAGGTGGAGTTCACCTTCCACTTCGTTTGTATCGAATGCCGATGACACCAGCGTAGGTGTGCTTGATGTAGATTGACCATCGGTAGGACTTACATTAGTAGGTATGGTCGGCTGTCTTGGCCTTAATTTAATATACTTACTTGCATTTTCTGTCGCCATTATACTTCTCCTATTGTTTCAGTGTAAGACAGTTTCCATAATGTATCTGTATCATTCCAAGTAAACCTATATACACCTGAATCAATATCAAGGTTTATATCTGTTACTCCTACTTCCATTATGTCATTACCATTACCGCTTACTGTTACAGCATTGTCACTGAAAGGGCTTCCTTCTAGTGCAGCGAATATTACCCATTGCCCGTCTAATGGGTCTGTTGGTAACGATCCTGTCACGGCACCTGCAGAGTTGTCTACAGCTATATCTTGACCTGGACTTGCAACGTAACCTGAAGCTTGAATCGCTCGTTGATTATTTGCTTTGGAATAGAGACCTAACTGCCCTAGTATCCAGTTCATTGTTTGTACTTTTGGTTTCTCAATTTCAAAACCAGCAGCTATTTTAGGGTCGCCTGGATCTGTTTTGTTGGGATCTCCGTTGCCTATATCTGCTATATTTTGAATTGCCCAGCTAGCGAATTTTAATATTGCCATTTTCTTATCCTGTAAATTGTCCGTTATCGTCAGAGAATGTCATGATAGTTCCCAGAGGTTTCGGAATGAATCCTGGTGTTGTCAGTAACACTTTCGTAGCTGTGCTTAAGGTGGTGGGGAAGTTCAAGTTGAATTTCTTTATACCCTCTGTTACTTCTACTTCAGTTATGCCGAAGACGTTCTCAATGAATCTTATAATAGTTTCTATAGTGAGACCTTTGAAGTTTATAAGTATTTTACCCTCAAGGTGACCTCTGTAACTATCGTCGTCTAAGGTCACTTTGCTATACAGTTCTGTTATCTCTGATCTAAACAGTTCACCTGTGCTGGGGTTGCCCTCAGTTCCAAAGGTACCACCACCTAGTACACCTTCAAATCCAAAGAAGTTGTTTACTAGAGTGTTGGCTGCGCCTCGTTCCAATCCTACTATTATACCTATAACATCTAACTGGGCACCTGCTGCGTTAACAAGATACCTCTCAGTCTTTGAGTCTTCTAGTGCAATATGAATCTCTTCTTGCACTTCTGATAATATTGTTAGATAGGCTATTAGGTTAACGGAGTTGTTATACTGGGGTACTAATATTTTCAGTAATTTAGTTAGTGGTCTTTCTATCATTTTAGACCTCTATTAGATTAATATTAACAAGTAGCAAGTTGGGTTTTTGTATGTTGGCCATAGGGACAGTAACCCTATCAAGGGAATCTCCCAGTTTAGCAACACGTATATCTGTAGCAATCATATTTGCAATTGAGTTAGCAGGAGCAAATAGTTTTGACCAGACAACGTTGTCACCCATATTGAGTCCATTGATGTGGTCTATCATAGCCTGTTTGACTAGATCGTTAGCATCGTTTACTGCACCTACTGATTTTGCCATAGACAGTTCGATGTCAATTTCTATGACAGTAGGCCTAGACACACCTATATTATGAGGGGTACCTCTAGAATCAATTACTATTACTATGTTATCTCCAAATGCTAGAGTACCGAGAGGCTTATTCTCAAATATTCTTTGACCGATCTCTTGTAATAAACCACCGTTTACTACAGTTAAGAAAGAGTTAGCAGGTACACCATCTACTTCGGCAGCAGTATCATTGTCTACTATTAGAACTGATTCCACCCCCAAGTCTATTATAGCTGATTCAATAGCTTCGAGGGAATCTCTACCTGTTCTTACTATCGATCTTTCCCTTCTTGATCTCAATTCTGTATCTGTTTCAAGTACTATGCCAACAGTACCAGCATTGGTATTATCGCATTCGTCCCAACCAGTTATCTCAGTTACAACAACTGTTACTTCATTCGCGTTTATTATGATTGCGCCTAATGTAGTTGATGTAGCAATTGTCTCTCCTGGCAATACAACAGCATTATTAGTTGTGAATTCAATTCCGTCTGCCGTGGATACTATAGAACCTGCTGCTATAACCGTACCATCGAAGGCACCATTTGAGGCTGACAGCTGCACTGTCACTTCGGTAGGCTTATCTGCAATACGAATTATATCGTTTAGTCTAACCGCGTTATCTAATGATACACCTGAGCTTGTAGCTGGGTTGTAACTGTTAAAAGCGTCTTCTGCCATTTGCCATTGTGTAGCCATGAAGTCTGCCATTATGCCAATTATCTGACCGTCTGGTCCTTCTGGCGATACATCAAATTGTTCTCCGAAGGCAGTCTTAAGGCTAAGATTTAGTTCGTTTACTAGTTCGTCTCTTGTTTTAGAGACAAAACCATTGATAGTTACTCCTGCCATTTTATACCTCCGCGCTTATTGTTGTTTTATTTATTGTTGTAGCTCTGAATCTCACTTCCATCTTGCGTGTTACATTGTCTCTCTGTAGAGATAGGGTATCGACCTTCAGGACTCCAGGTGTCTCTGATATAGCATCATTTAATATGCCGTGAAACAAGGAGTTGTCAACATTCTTTACTAATAGTTCTTGCAACCAAGGTATTCCAAGGTTCGTATCTAGCTCCCAAGAACCTAATGTGAATAATAATCTGCATTTAACTAGCTGTATAATGTACTCATCACTCATGCCACCTATTCTAGTAATACCTCTGCCTATGATTATATCATGGTCTGAATCTAATTTTAAGTTTGACATCTATATAATTCCAGTTAATCCTGTAACAGGTGCTGCGTGTGAATCTATAAGGGTACCAGGTCTGTGTGTATGGACATTGTAACTTCCAGATGTATCTGAACTTAAATCTACCTTAGCACTCACTCTGCCTTCTGTCCTTACGTTCCCCTCTATTGTGGCAGTCCCGCCTACTATAAGATTACCTGTCAATTCAACATCTGGTGATGTTATATTCACTTTGGTCTCTGCTAGTATGTTTACGGTGCCATCAAAGTTTAATGTCAACGTAGATTGCCCTGTCATGATAGTGATAGCTTTAGATGTATCTATCTCTACCGATTGGTTCGTCTCAGTTAACAGAGAGTTTATCTTCATACTACCTGTAATGTCGCTTTCAATTGTGACACTAGTTTTTATAGCTTCACCATCATATTCCGTTACACTGGAACTATAAGTCCCTTCCTTACTGATACTTATAATAGAGCCAGATTGTTTCACAGCACCAGCATCAGGTAGATTAGGCTTATCGTATTTGATAGTCTCTATATCTATTTCGCCTGTTGGCTTCAGTGTCATCTTCTGCGACCCATCCGCGTTCCTTATTTCTAAGTTATCTGAATTGAAGTTCTCTATAGGGTTGACCATATTGCTCAATCCTACGTACGCAATTGAGTCTTGGATACTGTATCTTCTTAATGCAGCAGGTTCAGGTCTACCTTGGTCTACACGGTACACTTCTAAATCTTTATATAACCAGTGAGTTATACCATGCTTAGTGAAGGTTACTAAAGCTATATCTCCCGCTTTCACAGGAGCTGTTATAGAGAAATTAGAAACTTTTAAGAACTGACATGGCACATCGACAAGCTCTGCTACAGTTGTTGAATTGAAATTCGACTGCTCGGTGGGTATAATCTTACTCATAAGAAGTTGAATTGTAGCAGTTTGAGTGTCTGGAAAGAATTCAACTATCTTTCCAATCATGTTTGTCATGGCCTCGTTCATTTAAGCTCCTAGGAAGTTACTATCAAATTCCAGAATGATATACATTCTCAAATCTGTTATCTCGGTTACGTTTGCACCTCGATCGTTTAAGTTTACTGCGACTAAGGAGGGTAATTTAGTGTCATGTTGTTTCACTATATTGACTCCTGTTTGTATCGCTATCCCATACACAGAGTAATTTGTTGTATCAATTCTCCATGTCAAGGAAGTCATTAGACAGCCAATTGATTCATTGAAATATATTTTACCAAGGGTATAAGTTATACTTTCGTATAGAAATTGCGTATTAAATCTTGCACTGAACGGAACTAACTTATGATCAAGTGCTAAGAATTCTTCTTTTGTTGAAGCCATTATATACCCCACACTTTAACTAGATCATCTAATACACCAGCACCGTTGCTATCACTGGTAGCTGAAAGTACATTGCCTCTTTGAAGGTTGCTTACTACAACTAACTGTTCTATGCTTAACGATATGGGTAAACTATAAGAATTGCTCACATCGTTTGATACACCGTAATTACGTATCACGCAGTTGACGTACATTCCACGCATCGTCAACAGATGAACTATAGTGCCGCTACGAGTGAGGTCTACTACTTCGCTGAAGGCTCTTTGCACTTTCTCTAGTGATACTTGCGCAGTTAAGTTATTTATAGTAGCATTTAGGAAGTCATCTATAGGACTGTTTTCTAATAATTTAATATTATCATTGTCATATTTCAATCTACCAAATAGGTTTGCACCACTTAAGTCAGTAGGTGTACCACCAGTCACAGCAGCTGCAGCGTTACATAGGGTAGTGAAGGCTGCATCGTAACCTTGCCTAAGTGTGGCTGATGGCATACTGACACTTGATATTATAGCATCTAATTGTATCTTAGAGTTCTGTCTTATAGTATGATCACTGACATTGAAGCCAGTAGATACAGGGTAAGAGGTTACTATGTTCTCCCCCGTATGGGATTCCATTCTGACACCATCAAATGCTAAAGCATTCCAATCGCCTTTCCCTAATACAGTCTCCCATATTATTAAACATTCATTTAGTCTTGACATTAAGTTCCCCATCTGCTGTGTATCCTGCTGATGGTACTTTACAAACCAATGTTGAACTCCATTGGTCTCCATGCGTATCACCTTTATGTATTACTCTCCATAACATATACTTCTGGAATACAGCGTATCTCGCTACGTCATCAGAGTAGAATACAGGCTTACCTACAGCAGTGTAGTCTATTAATCCTTTAGAAGGTAAGGAGTCGTTATAACTGTTACCTTGAATCTCACCTACATCTATAACTGTTCCTGGGAATAGTGTTGCATCTAACGCGTATTCTATTTCCAATGTAGCCATGCCTGCTATGGGTGTTCCTTTAACTCTGATAGGGTCAATTACTAAGGCAGTGCCGTTCTTCTGTAAGTATCCGAATTCATGTGAATCAATTTTAGTATCTTTCAAGATAGGGTATATTCCTATACCCTTAGCTCTTATGCTCCATGAGAATTGGAATTCATTAGCTAGTTCATCTAAGACTTTAAACATTCCTCTCTCATCATTCTGAAAAGTCTTGCCTCTGAGATGCTCTATGGTTTTCTCGCCTAAGAATACTGGGTCCACTGAGTCAAAGTCTATTGCTTCCTTATCATAACCTGCAGATACACCTATCTTGGTTATTACATCTTGCAGTGTGAACTTGTCACTATCTTTCACAGTGAAGGACTCGTATTTGTTTATAAGTATGTTACTACCATAAGCAATTATATACAGATAGGTTAGTCTACTAGGTAGCTTTTTAACAGTAGTGGAGTTCATTACAAACCCCTCTATCATCAATTGGGCACCACTCAGTTCACCGTCTATATCGTCTTCGTAACCAGCAAATAACTGAATACGTATTTTATTCAGTGTTCTATTATTTGTTGCGTCATTATCACCTATAGGTTCTAAGTCTGCTCTGGTTAGATCTTTTGTCTCATCATCAGATAGATTGTATATTATGACAGTTGCATTAGACATACCTTGGGCGATATTGACATCGACTGAGAATGAAATTCTATGCTCTGCTGTAGAGAATAATTCTTCCTTCGTGACGAAGTCTGTAGCAACTAATTTTATTCTTCGTTTATACATACTCTACCACCCATTGTTGTTACCGTATGCCTCAGTTGAGTTGGCTCTACCGTCGTTATCTAGTAAGAATAATCTCTTAGCCTCACTAGTTAATTTGATAGTGACTTCAGCGTTTTTGGCTTTATTCTCTTGTTCTGTTAGTTTTGACGCTTCTTGACTCATGTTCTTGTATTTAGTTATATCCGCGTCACTTATCCCATTTAACCTAGCTGATAATTTACCACTAGAAGTATTGCTCAGAACTGTCTCTGGGCCATCTCCACCTACATCTCCACCAAACAAGCCTACTAACCAAGCAGCACTATCTGCTATGGAAGCTATACTATCCCCGAATCCTTCACCAGCACTCTTAGCCAGTTTCTTTAGATTAGAATCCATTCTCAGGAAGGCTTCATTCATGTTCTTTAAGTCATCATCATTTTGCTCTGTTGCTACTAGTCCGTTAAGTCCAGACTGTTCAGCCATAGCAGCTGTTTTTCTTAAAGCATCTTCCCCAGTACCGAATCTTATAGCCGCTTTCTCTTTAAATTTAGCCATCAATCCTGCTGCGTCGCCTTCATATGTACCTAGATCGTTGAAGTTTATTAAACCTCTTGTACCTCCTACAATACGTTCAGCGCCTTCAGTGAATCCTAAGCTCATTCCGCCTGTGGCCAATCCAAGAGATTTTATATCTTGGGCTGCTTGAGCACCAGTCTGATAACCACTCCCTGCCAATCTTTTTCTTTGGCCTATCCACATATCTTCTGACATTCCAGAGGATTTTGCTTGGAAAGCCGTGTTAAGGTTAGTGTCGTTTAGAGATTTGGCTCCGTCCCATGCTATGCCAGCTATTATGCTAGCTACATTGAGACCACGGCCGGTTCTTGTTCTGGATAATGCAGTTTTAGCAACGCCAGTAAAAGAGGTTGGCCCATGTTGAGCACCAATAGTGTCTATTAAGTCTTTTCCGTCACCGCCACTCCCACCTCCACCGCCACCAGCTTTAGTTAATGCGCCACCAACGACTGCATCATCTAGACCGTGCTTAGCAGACAATTTCTCGAAAGATTTTATGTTACCTGTTTCAACAGCTTTAGCTAAAGCGTCCTGTTCTTTCTTGCCAAGGCCCGCTATCTTCTCAGCGTTAGCTCCAACTCTGTTCCATACAGGTGACATTCTACCAATTAGTTCTTGGTCACGACTTACAGTATCTGAACGAAAGTTTTCTTTGTCGTTACCAGTCATGTTGAAGAGTTGGTTCTTATTGCCACTCCCCCTTCTGACTTGAACTAGATCAGCACTTGCATTGTCTGTAATATACATCTGATGTTGCATCTGCATATTGTACTTTCTAAAAGCTTTTAGTTCACTATCTTTTAGATTGTTGGGATCCATAAGACTATCTCTAGACTTAACTTCTACTGCTCGTCGTCCACCATCTGCCATTGCATCAGGGGTAGTTGATTGCCCTGGCATGTTTCTGTTTTCCATATGTCCAGTTTCAAAGGTCGAAGAGTCACGAGTACGTCTATACCAATCTAGTGCCAAAGGTTCTAATTTGTTGCCTGATTCTGTAAAAGAGTTTCCATCGAAGTCTTTCTCTTTTATACCGAGGCCTGACCTTATAACCTTACTAATCGCTTTATCTGTATCTGCAGATAGTTCACCCGCCATGCCAGCAGCTATAGAAGAAGATAGTTTTCCTTTCCTAGCGGCTTGCCATAGTGCATGTTGGCCTTCATCCACTTCACCGTAAGCATTCTTACCATCACCAACGAATCCTGTCATATGGGGATTGTTCTTTTGGTACTTTGCCAATGCATCAGCTGGTGATAATAACGATGTACCCTCTCTCCCTATCGATGGTGTATTTTTAGTACCGCCTCCTACTCTAGGAGGTCTAGAATGCGGATTTGGTCCGCCTGATGGAGGCATATTACCAGTCAGAGATTGTATTGAACTATTCTCAATAGGTGTTAAGGGTGTCCTATATTTGCCGTCGACGTCTCTTCCAAACATCGAGTTTATACTATTTATTCTGGATACTGGCGAATTTATAGCAGCATCTAGTTTCTCAGATAGGGTCAATAGTCTGTTTGACTGTTGACTGTCAGGTTTGGCTACCATCTCTGAGTTGAGAGCACTCTGGGTCATTATCTTTTCTTGTTCACGCGCTGCAACGAAAGACCTATGCGCCATTTGACTAGCGGCCATTTGTTCTTCCATTGTGTGAGCTACATTCGTTCTAGCATTTGTTGATGCCTTGGCACTTGCAACTATAGCTTTATCACTATCTAATCCTGACTCTATAGTCTCTTTTAGTAGTTTTACTTTCTTTGGGTCTCTCATATCTTCTGAATTCATACCTAACAACTCCATACCTTGTTTCATTTGTTCACGTATGTCAGTTGTTACTCTGAACTCATACATATGGTCTCTACTCGAATTTTGACTTAGAACAGTATGTCTAACATCCATACCACCTGCTGCTAATTCATCAGCCATATATTTCGCTGCAAAGTAGTCGGTACTTCTTTTTCTTGATAGACCACCTTCATTTGAAGTATTGAATAGATGCTTCACATTCTTTATGCTAGCATTTATTCCAGGTCTGTTAGCGTAGTTAACCGTAGGGTTATTCATTATGCTTAAAGTTGATTTAGACACAGCTAATTGATTAGCCATGGGTAAAGCGCTTGACCACGGTATCTGTGCGTCAGGGTTACCAGCCATGTTGAAGCCTACGTTCGATATACTTTGAGGTAGTATTTGGCCTAACGCGGTAATGACTTCATTTTGCAATCCCCTACCTGAGCCTTTTGGTAGATATAAGTCAGCAAGGTTCGCTAACGCTCTAGTTGAGTTGGCAACCTTTTTATCATATTTCTCCTGTAGCCCCATTGATATGGAATCAGGAGCACCTACTTGTTGCTTACCTATATCCTTAGATATAGTCATAGCTCCGAAGGTCGATAACATATAATCTGTGGGTGACTTAATAGATGGTTGATCTATACCACCTATGGTTTCTCCTTTCACAGATCTATTGAAGCCTTTCTCTCTATACTCCGTCCCGTTAATCTGAGCTTGAGTTAGTGCCTTATTGAAGTCTTGCTCTGGTGTATCACTATCTTTGTCATTATCAGGATTATTCATTTCACTACTAGGCCAGCTTCTATTAGCTCCTGCAGCTACCTCTCTTGATACTTTCCCTATATCTAGTCCTGCGTAGTTAGCCATGTAAGCTAATTTCTCAGAGGGTATATTACTATGCTGTAATGAAATTGGGCTTATACCTGATGCCAATAGCTTCTTAGCTTCTGCAGCATTAGATATAAATGATTGTATTGCACTTGGCCCACCACCTGATATTCTACTAGCGGCTATTTGTTCTGGTGTAGTTGAGTTAAATGTTTCGATAACTGAATCAGAGTGCCATCCCATTTGGGATAGCTCTTTATCATCTTCTCCAAAGAAACCTGAATTTACGCCGGAGCCTGAACTTAAGCTTCTACTTCTATCTTGTTGTGGCGTATTAGAATCTGTACTACTGTAGCCATATTTTTTAGTAGGGTTATCTAACCACTCTGGCATTTTCTTAACTCTAGGTTTTCTACTTCTTCCACCACCTAAAGTTAGTGTTCCTTTGTTTGTCGACATAATTTAAACCTTCTTGTTAGATTCTTTTATATGCTCCCTCAAGTCTAGTAACTCATGAAACATATACAAGTCATATAGACTATAAGTGCCGTCTTGTAATTGATGTAGATCGCATAATCTCGGCTCTTCAATCATTGGTCGATACAAATAGAAATCTATATTCGGAAATAATTCTTGAAGGCCAAGTGGTTTTATTTCCAGAGGATCTAATTCTTCGTCTTCTGAGTTTGCTCTGGGCGGGTTTCTTTTAGACGCTGCCCTTGCTCGAAAAAATCTTTGTACTGCACTTCACAAACGAACGAGAATATTTTGAATACAAATAATAAATCACCTGTATAGTACTTATCGAACAGTACTGGTGTTACTTCTATACCATCCATTCTTGCAGAAGATACAAATTCTTTTAATAATGATACTACTACTTCGCTTTCCGAGGTATCTAAGAGGGAGACTATGTCACCCATTAGAAAGTTACCTTCAACAAACGGACCAATCCTAGGACCGAATGTTGAAAGAGCTTTACTAAGATTCTCTAAGGCTTTGGTAGCAGGCCACTGTTTGACAAACACGGGTTTTTCATTGATAATCCCAGTTATATCTTTAGCTGCCATCTAACTTCTCCTAAATTATACGCCTACAGTTTCAGATAGACCACGAAGGATCCATATCTGTTCGAATTCCATTACCCAAGTATTGGTTGCTATACCAGTACCACGGACAATACCAGGTTGCATGGTAATGAAACCATTAACACCTGTTACTACTGTCTTACCCATCTTGTCATTCAACATTACTTGAACAGGTAGGAACACATCTGATGCACCAGAAGTTCCAGCATCATGAGACGCTAAAGCTAAGGTTTGCATAAATGTGTTACTATCAGATGTTTGTAATAGATCAAATGTAACTACACCTGATTTATCAGCAGATGTTATTGTTACCATCTTACCACGCGCATCCATCACCTTGCCATGTTGTGGAGCAGCACGAGATGCGGTTATGATTGCAGCGCTATCTGAATAACCATCCATTGTGACACCGTCGACTAATAAGTCTACGTTATAAAAACTATACTGTTTCATTTACTTATTCCTTAACCGTTAAAATCGCCAGAGATAACACTACCATGAATGGCATTGGCACCTGCAGCTTTGAAGCTTAGACCACGATAAATACGGTTCGTTTTGTCCGCAGGGCTAACCTGTGAGACTGGAATAACAGTTATTTCATAACCTAATGGCATGAAGTTACCTTCCAAATCATTGCCAGGTGCAACTAAACCATTTGTTACACTCTGTCGTAATGCACCTTCTAAGGCCTGATACAACACTGTAACACCAGCATCTGTGTAAGGTATCTTAGTATTAGATTGAAACTTCACATTGAATACATCTGTCTCAGCACGGTTTACTAACCAATCCGTACCGTGAATAGAGTCAAACCATTTAGCACTTGACATGCGGGAGTCTGAGTAAACGTTCACACCTGTTATTACAACGAAAGCGTTACCGTTATGTGACTCAAGATTTAACTTCTGGTTTAAAGTCATATCTTCAACAGTGATGGTTGGACCTTGTTTCAAGTTCAACGTAATGGTAGTATTAGTACCTTCAAAGTTGACAATGAATGCTCTGCCAGCAACAGAGGCTGAAGGGTATTCAGCAGGTGTAGAACTGTAAGAGGATAAGGTACGATCTAATGTCATAGCTTTTAGGTCTGCAATGATGTGATTAGTGCTAGAGGTTAAGCTGCTAGGGTTATTGGAAGTGTTGAAGAATACTCGTTCACTTGCTTCGACCCATGTCGCTACGTCTATACTAGCATCATCATCACGCCATTTACGGTTTAGTACTACGCCATAGAAGTCTCTAGTTATTGCGTATGCAGCTGCTAAAGCTTCCGCAGGAGTTTCAATGCCTAGGCCATCTTCAGTTGAAGCGCCTACCACTAATCCTAATGCTGTCGCAGCATCACTGATTGAGGGGAAGCTTACTGTTGAAGTTACTCCAGTTGTGTCAGACGTGATTTCAAAGATTGTACCAACGTATAAGCAAGTGGCATCTGTAAGTGCAGTTGATAGTATAACTGCTACAGCATCCTCATCAGCTGCTGCGCTAAAGTCTAGCCCAGTGATTTCGTCCAGTACACCGTCTACTGTTATATCTAGTGTTCCGGTGGTTATCAATTTAATATTCGCGAAAGTATCAGTTGGTCCACCGATTAACTTACCAGCTGTTACGCTATCCGAAGCTAATACTACAGAAAATAGTTCTGCTTTTTGGGCATAGTAAGATGTCGCAGCGTTAGATACTTCAGTACCTGTCAAGAAGTCTACATTGACAGCGGCTAACGAACCATACGTACGAATACGTTCAATTACATTAAAGCCTCCAGCCACTTCAGGTGTTTCGTCAGTAACCATTGCTAGTTGACCGAAACCTCTAAGTGGGATTGCAGTAGGCGACAATGAGATATTGACACTTACTACATGAGAAATAGGTATACTCATTTAAATTCCTTAAATTATTTTATAGAAGAATGTATTACCATATCAATTGAGGTTTCACCCTCGTTGTATGTTCCTGTAATTTCTGATTCTTCTATTATTTGCTCTTCGTGAGTGTATGTTCTTCTAACCATGCACGTTACTAATACGCCATCTCTGACTTCCCAGTTGGTTTCCAATGTTAGATTTTCATTGTCAGCAGGGAAGTGAGCCATTATAGCTAAGTCTTCTGATGCCATAAAATCTAATATAGCCTGTCGCCTAAAACTAGTTATGAATCTTGATTGTTCTTCATCACCTTCAGTGAACAGTACTTTGAATTGTATTAATCTTACCCCAACAGTCGTAGTGGTTATTACACCTTCTACTTCTACAGTTTCAACTTTATCCTGTCCTGGATTATGCTCTTTTATCTTCATAACACTCGCAAAAGGAATATCAGGCTTTCTAGCATTTAGTTGCATTGGGTAAGTATATCCTGGCTTATTTAAAGCTAGGTCTACCAACTTCATCATTTTAGATACATCGATATCCGTCATTATCCACCCCCAAAAGCTAATTCGAAGGTGCTGTACGATATCCCCACAGCAGTGAAGTAACCAGCTGCATTGAAATCACCTTTTCTAGTCATCTTGTAAAATAACCCTCTATAAATTAATATATCTTTTAGGTTTAATTCTGTTCTAGATGTAAATTTCATTGAAGCAGGTGTGCGCTCGCCTGTTGTATTTGGGAGTAAGTTCTCCCCGTGCGTACCAGTTTGTCTTTCGCCTATTGGTATTGGAGTTGCAGATATATCAACAGGGGCTTCATACCCTTCCCCTGACCATACGTTATCTACGTTCCATTCACCTTCAGTATATCTTCGTAATGCTACTGTAGTAGTAGTCTGGCTACTAAATGCTTCATGCATACTAATCATTAAGGCATCCTTGGACCAGCAAATGCTTGCCGTCGCCACTTAAGATATTGTTGCCCATAAGTAGTTGACAATAGAGGATCAAGATTGTTCTGCATATCTCTCGATACAGCGAACTCAACCATAACATCATCGACTTCTTTTGTACGTATAGGCTGGAGTGGGGTATCATCTCCAGTTTTATAACTATTGTACATAGCAACACCGTGGGCAATTAGCGCTGATTGAGCTACATTGTATGTGTCGTACCAACGACTCTCATCGGTACCCATCTCTATGTTAGCATCTTCTTTAAATATATCAAAGACTTCTTCTAAGATTTCAGCAAATTGCGGGTAACGAATTACCCATGTTGCAAATGTTACCATAGTTTAGCCTATAACTTTATTGAACATCTCTTCTAAGTCTTCTGAATCTTTTGGTTTCCAATCTTTGAGACCAAGAGTTTCCCTAATCATTTTGATTTGTTGTTCAGATGTTTGTTTCGGCTGAGCCTTTTCAACTATTTCAATAGATTTATTACTAACCATATTGCGATAATTAAAGATAGTCTTTGTTGTGATCACTTCTTTTCTCTTCACAGCTAAAGGCTTGCCATCTTGATCTTTTATTTTATGGTGCTCTTCGATTGTTTCTTCAATCCCACCTGCACCTTGACCTCTGCTATCCCATAGGATATGCCAGTCTGAATCATCAATTTCTGCTGTGGCACCAGCGCCTATATGGATTGTTTTTAGTATACGCATGGCTGGCTTTTTGCCAATCACTTCTCCATCTACACTCATTTTATCAACAGTTGCATCTGGGTTTGTATTAATTACTGCCTTGAAAGGTCGAGACATATTATTCTTTAATTGCATTTGATTCTCCTAATGAGAGGGAGTTCGTACTCCCCCATAAAGATTGTTTACACGCCGTAGAAGATATCCATTGCGCGTGGATAAGTTACTTCTACGCCTGCGAAGCGGCCACGTCCTGGCACTTCGTATACTAAGCCATGTAACTGTACTGGCAAGAATTGAAGTGGTAAAGGTTCACGCATACGTACAGTCTCTTGACCGTCTGGTGTCTTGTCATTAATTATGATAAACACACCGTCAGTTAGAGGCTCACTATCGCCTGCAGTTTCTGCAGTAGTTATCGCGGTGTCAAGCATGTTCAACATCTTGACGCTACTTCTGTCAGTGATGAACTCATTGTTCTGTAGCCAATAGTTTAAGATAGTTGTGTCTGAAACGTTTGAACGAGGGGTACTACGGATGTAGTTCCATTGTGCTACGCCTAACCATAGTTGTGCAGGGCGATGAATTTTCTTTGTACCAGCGAACATTTGAGAGCACGCTTCGTTAAGATCCGCTAGGATTTCATCGGGAGTTTTCTGAGACCATAGGAAACCACCAACACCAGTTGCTACTTTAGCACGAGCTACAGCATTAGCTTCTGAGAAGAAACCTTGTAGGTTAGAAGTCGCATCACCGAACCAAGAAGTTTGGTTGATAAACTCTTCATAGCCAGCACGTGCAGCCATAGCCTTACGAGCTTCAAGAGGCATACCTGTCATTGCAGCAGCAGCTACTTCATCGATATCATAGTCATAAGCAACACCAATTGACACTACACCAATTGAATATTCTTTACCAGAGATGTCAGACTTAGGTAGATCAGTTGCGCGGGCATTGATTACCTGAGCTTTACCGATTCGATCGTATGAACGGTACGTAAGTGATCTTGCACCAGCGCCACCGTATGTGTTTGTAATAAAGCAATCACGTGCTTCAAGATGCGGGTATAGGACGTCATATGTTTGGGCTTCAATGGCCTCAAGCTGACGCTGGAAGAACAAACCATCGTCATCATTCATTGACGCAGTGCTATCCACTAGCTTGGCAATGTCTGCACGCAACTCTACTTCTTGTACTACGCCTTTACTGTCTTTAAATTTAACTAATCTTTTCATGTTATTCCCTAATTATGCTTGTAAAGAGCGTGTGATGTTTACTACTACGATATCACCAGCTACGCCAGTTGACTCGAAAGTCACATTAGTAGTTGATACATGAGTACCAGTTGCGTCAGCAGCGAATGTGCCATTAGTAGCGTGCACGAATGCAGCTGCGCCTTTGACAGCTGCGGCTCCTGCTTGTAGTAACACGTTGATATAACCATCTTTTAGGATGCCAACTACTTCGTTTTTTTGGTAAGCAATAGCTCCAGTACCTGGAACAACGTTCATTTGCTTGTCGATTTGACGCATTGAGATGCCGTCTACAAATGCGCCTGAGCCAAGCTCTACTTGACGATCGTTGCCTAAGCCAGCAACATTCTTAACTCCAAGACCAAAGCTAATTGCAGCTGAACCAATGTTTACGCCAGAGTGACGTACAGAGTTTGTAAGAGTGATGCCGTATAACGCACCAACGACCGCGTCGCGAGTGTAAAGACTATATGAAGTTTGAACTGGCATATATTAATATTCCTTCTTTGTTTTGTTTGAATTGCGGTCAATCATCTTCTGACGCGCTTTACTATTTTCTGCAGGTACTTCTGTATCTACCAGTTTCTCTTTATTCTTTGCATCGTCTGCTAATATCGCTGCAATTGAATTATTGTCGTCGTCTTCTTCTTCCAATTTGGAATCAAGGAATGCGTCGAATCGTGCATCAATGTAGACTTTATCTTTACTTGAGAAGTCTTTCTTCAAGCTGTCTTTGAGTATAAGAAGTTTTGCTTCTTTCTCATTCATACCAACTAGATCAGTATCTGTAAATTTACTTGCAATTGCTAGGAATGCTAGCTTTGCCTTTACAGCACTTTCAACTTCGTCTTTGAATCTAACTTCTGAGTCTGCTAACTTGCTACGAGCCTTTTCTAGATCTTCTTTCGAAGCATCTAATTGGGCTGTGATAATTGACAACTCTCCATCTTTTAATACCAATCTTGATTCAGCGTCTGCCAATTTAGTTTCAGCAGTTTCTGCATCAGCTGCGTCTGCTATTTCAGCATTACCTGCTCTACCACGGGCTACAATAGCAACGTGATTAGCACGTATCATGGTCTTCTTAGCATCGTAGTCTGCTCCAGCATCGGCCATTACTAGAACACAGGAGTGCCCAGAAGATAATTGCGATGTGCCAGCTTCCACAATGTTAATAGCATCGCTATCACTTAGTACAATACTTGCTGCCAACATACCTTCTGCTTCATCTGCAAATGGTACTCCGTCAATATGTCCTTTTTGGAATTCTTTCGAATTGCCTGCAGTAACATCTGAAGGTGGGTGTTCAATTGTAATTGGGGCTGAGTGATAAGATGCAATTGAATCCTTGCAAAATAAATCAGCGGCTTCTGTCATGATACTAACTGTTGAGTTAGGATCACGGTCTGCAAATAAAGCGCCACATTGCCCTGCGCGATATTGCATAATACCTGTGCGAGCAATTGTAGCTGGCGCAACCATCTGACCACTATCTTTAAACTTACGTTGTGTAGGTAAGTCTAAAGCAAAGTCGTACAGACCAATTGTTTCTGCTTCATCACAGAATTTCACTAATGCACTATTTCTTTGCATTTGAGTCTCCGTTTGGTTTTGTTTCTGGCGGCGGAGTTGGTGCTTTAGCACTTAAGTCTACGCCCTTATAAGTCTGTTTCGATCTCAAGATTTCTTTTGCTTCATCAGCGCTTATAATAAATGTGTTGACAAGTATCTGAAGTGTTTCAGCTAATGTCTTTTCTCTTTCAGTCTTTTGTATTTCTGATTCAGGAAATATACAGTTCCACTCGTATTCCCATGGAGGGATATCGTAGTGCGCTTGTAATATCTTATCAATTACTTTCAATCGTGGGTCGAATTGAGCCACCTGATGCCCTTTCAGCATATCTATGTAATTGTTAAGATCTGATTCCCCTGTAGCATTCATACCATCAGGACTTGCTGATAGAAATCTTGTTGCTGGTACTCCAACTGCTGCTGCTACTACTCTAAGATATTCCCAGATAAGGTCTTTTACACCACTGAGAGATAACGTTTTCGTATCATACGCTTCCGTGCTATCTAGCAATATAATGTTGTGGACAGACTTCATTTGTTTCATGATTCTGAACCGCTTCATCATAGCTTGTTCGCCAGTAGGATTTGTCAGTATATTCTGTAGACCTTCCACTGTGACTACATCTGCACACGCTTCTTGCGTAAGAGCAGATGCTGATTGAGCTGCTACATGGAAGTTATCCATAGTGGTCATTAGCGGTATCAGTACAGAATCTGAATACCATTGGTTTCGCCATTGCTCATATCTAGTTAGTTCTGTGCCTTCAAATCTTAGTATTCTACTGGAATGAATACGCTGTGAACTACCACCAAGTATATAAGTTTGTGGGTTGCCATAGTTGGGGCTCAATGGATTATAGTCTACTTCCCCTACAGGAAACAGTCTAGTTCTATCCACTACTTGCAAAGTGCGTATGCAATTTGGTTTTAATCTTTTGAGATTCAGAGGCTTAGAAATATCACCTGTCCCTTTTAGATCTAGTAGTATGCATGAAGTACCATATACTCTTGCCCATTTCTGTGCATCACGAAACATACCACGGACATTGAATTCTTTATCTGCCTGTACGCCTTCTTCGGTATCTATCATTCTCCATTCACGAGTCATATCTTGGGGTATTATGTTACATACTTTTTGTGCAATCCAATCTTCGCGATACCGGGCAGTTAACTGCGGGTGATCTTTATTCTTACCCGTATTGACCCAACTATTAGAGGAGCTTTTATCATTCTCCCCACCTAATCCTGTCATTACATTCTCTAAACCATCCTTCAATCCTGTGAATTTCTCTACTCTATCTTTGTAGGATTCAGACATCTAAGTCTCCTAGCGTTTGCTTGAGTAACCGTTAGGTTTCTCGATATGTAAGCCTGAAACAGTGGTTATCTCTAACTCAATTTTATTGCTAACTGCAGATATTTTAGCGACTACCGCACCTGTTTCTGTGTCTACAATTATTAGCTCACTGTTCCCTTCGGAACGTTTGTCTAATCTTGTCTTAATAGCCATATATTATTGTTCTCCTATGCCCATAAATCATAATTTGCTGAGGGAGCACTAAATGCAACTACTACAGCGTCCGATACATTGTCGATGAAATCATCGTGTCCTGTACCGCTGCCGAGGCCTGTCATATTCAATGTTTCCCGCATTATGTGGGCTTTATGCTTATGTTCTGCTGGCATTAATATTCTTTCCTGTGCCCAATAAGGTACAGTATTAAGGAATCTAGCGACTTTATCCCCTGAGCTCTTATCTTTGGGAATTGGTAGAACTCTGATCGCGCCATCTCTAGCAAACTGTTGGTTTAAGAACTGTCCACTTGATTTATCCTCCATGTATAATGCCGTAGGCAATAACAAGGGGAAATTGACATCAAAATTATCCGTGTGTTTCTTCCAGAATTTAATCAATTCTATTTTCAATTCTGGTGTCTCCCACTTCCCTATTATAATATCTATTAAGATAAGCTTATTATCCCTAGTAATTCCCCATAGGCAAACTATGGAGTAATCGGAATAATCTTGCTTCGTTGACGCTGTATCAGCCGTCATGAAAGTACGCTTTATATTCGCTTTATCTAATTCTTCGTATTCAACCCACCAATCACCGTCCACGAGACCTGTACCTTTAGCGGTTGGATCTCCGAGATACTGTGAATTAAAAGTGTATGGATTGGACTCTTTCATTCTTAAAAGAGATTGCAAGCTTTTACGGCTTGGCCATAAGGCAGACAGTGGTTCTTCACGTTTTAAGTCATACAAATAAGGTATTGCATGAGTGTAGGCCTGACCTTTAATAAGAGTATCGTACCATTTCTTGGTACCACAATCTGGCGTGACTACTCCTGGTATATTAAGCCAAACGTATTCATCTGAACTGCCACCTCTTAGTATATGTCCAACTAGATCTTCATCATGCACTCTCTGCATTATTATAACCATAGGTGTTCTAGGACATTCTATCAAATTACCGTTGTCATCTTGTACAACTCCATCGTTCGCTAAACGCGATTGAAAAGTGTTATCGAAACGGTCATTTATTTCTGCTCGTATCGTATTAGAATACGCGTCTTTGGGTTTTATTGCATCGTCTACTACAAATACACCTGCGTATTCAGTAGATAGTAACCCTGCCCCTTTTCCCATTTATATTAAATCAAGTTCGTGACTCTTGACTGTTTATGCTTGTGTTATTTTCCAAGAACCTTTTACTAAGTAGCCATCAGTCATTTTCTGCCTAATGGTACTTGCAGCACATTGTAGTAATCTTCCTAACTCTGAGGATGTTGCAGCTTTTATAACTGTACCTCCTCCACTGGTTGCTACCCATTGATGCTGTTCTTGGAACTTTCCATGACTTGAGTTTTCTTGATTATTTATTAATTGACAGTTCTCCAAGCTATATATTTTCTTGTGAGATTTGAGGTCTTTATCTAAATGTCTATTGGGTAATCCATAACCATTCATATTTTTCAAATCTTCAAGGAAGTATTCGAAGCACAACCATCTCTCACAGACAGTCGCTCCTTCGTAACTCGTGTATTGCCCACGCTCGTTATAACATCTTTCAATCATATTATCCCAGCGCCTATAATCTTCTACAGCGTATTTCGGTGGGTTACCTAAACACGCTACTCCGTATCGTACTTTATGATAGGGGTCTTTAGCTTTCCCATATCTCAAGTGTTGAAAGGCCACTTCTTTTTTAGTCTTAGTTTTAGTAAATTCTATTACACACCTTTTTGGTGCTCTTTTTATTTCTAACACTATCAACTCTACACCTTGATTATTCTCCAAGATGTCACCCGTATTTATTATATTGTATTTAAGCATAAAGCCTCCATATTTCTATGAAGATTAGACTATATCTTATTAGATTCATACTAATCTTACTGTTTCAAGCTCACTTGAGCCTTACTCCCTTGCGGGATAGTCGTTACACTCGGTTTCGATAATCGTATAAAGAATCCTAGCTCGGTATTGTCTCCACCACTACGTGTTGAGAGATTCACCGAATTAAGTAAGTTTTAAATGACCCGAAGGTTGAGTCATTTTACCGCCAGTTGGCACTGCATGCATTACACCCGCTTTGGTTGTTCCCCAACGTTCTAGTGAACGCTTATTTGGATCAATTCTCACAGTTGGAAATATCTTCTGAAATAAGTTATCAGTCATCACTTGCCTGATATAGCCACTAGATTCTTGAACAACATCATCAGCATAGGATGTGATAATATTATGACTTGTTGGATTATAACAGAACGAATACAATGGTAAGAATATAGATAGTATTTGCGTCTTTGAGTGTCGCGGTGGTATCGTTACAATACCTCTGTCTATTTCTCCATGCACTATTTTCTGACAGAACTCGAATATGACTGAATGAAAGTCTTGATGCTGGAATTTAAAATTCATTTGAATCTGGAAGCACCATTTACTAAACTGTTCAAAACCGTCTTTATCATTCATAAGTATATCCCGAACAGCGTTAGCATCTTCGGTTGTTACTTTAGTATAATCCACGAGTAGAGGGTCTTTGATAATTTTATCTACTAATGATGGAGCTTTCTTGTCTGAGTTGGCTACCCTTACGGTACCATCTGCATTCTTTTCAGCGTCACCTTCAGTTATGATTTTCTTTATCTCATCGGAGTACATCTTGTTATTCTTCTTCTCACCCTCGGTGAAAGATTTCAACTGTGCATCAATGATTGAATTCAAGACCTTGTGGTCAAGTATATTCTGACCTTCCATCTCGCTTCTTATTGCGAAAAGGTATTCTTCCCTTACTTTATTATTCCCAATTAAGTAATTTCTCAATAATGGGAGAGTCCTATTTATGCCTCTAGATCTGCTTACCTTCAACAAGTCCCCGTAATTCTGTATCATACAGTTTGTTAAGAACTTGTCATACTGTTCGTCTATATATTCTGACATTTAGTCCACCCTCTATGATGAGTTTGCCTGCTCTTCATCACTCTATGTATATTAGCAGAATCAAGATTATTATTTCTACAGAACTCCTCCATATTAAATATCTCAATGGTTCTACCTTTAGGATCTACTAATGAATAATACCCTGCTTGCTCTTTTATAACATTGTCACCACGGGATAGCCATTGTAAATTCTCAATACGGTTATCATTTCTTATTCCGTTTATGTGATCGACTGTTTTCAGTTTCAATGGATTAGGTAAGAAGGCCAGTGCTACTAGTCTAGCAACAGAATATTTTTTCCTCTTGTTAACTTCTATCTGTAGCGATACTCTGTTATATCCGTTGGATTGCCATTGTATCACAAATCTATCTTTCATCCAGTTATAGACTTTACCCTTTGAAGATACACTAAATCTGCCATTCTTCATTACCTTCCATTGTTCAGACATGATTTCTCCTTATTCACATGCTACACAGGAATTCTTCGAGGCTTTAACCCCACGTTCAGATCTCAGGTAATATAAACCTAGTATCTTTTCGTCTAGTAACGCAGTCTTGTGTATTTCAGCGATGTATTCTTCATCTTCATCGGCACTGAAGAATAAGTTCAATGATTGCCATTGACATATGAAGGGTGATCTAGCACTTGCTTTTCTTAAGACTGCCATCTGATCTATTTCAAAAGCAGTTTTAAATATTGCCTTCTCATTGTCATCTAAGAATTCTAAGTGTTGTACAGAGCCGCTATGGTTGATTGCTATGTCATCCATCAGTTCAAGATTGTATTCACCTTTTTGCTTTAATACACGTATTAATTCAGGGTTCATCCTAGTCATTTCACCAGCAGCTGTATTCTGATTGAATGCGTTTGCTACTATAGGTTCAATGCCTTGAGATACAGAGCCACACAGTAAAGCACTACTCATTGTAGGTGGTATTGTTGTCCAAGTAGAGTTACGTACACCTAGCCCTTTACACCATTCAGGTTCCCCTAATAGCGCTGCTAGATCTCTGCTTGCTCTCTCAGATTCTGATTGTATCTTCTTAAATATCTGCATGTTTAACATATGCGCTTCGAATGATTCAAAGGCTATCATTTTCTTCTGTAAGTAAGTATGGTAACCCATTACACCTAGCCCAAGTGCTCTAGCCTTTTCAGTGAATCTTACAGCGTTCTCCATACCTCTAACACCTTTAGCTTGCTCTAGCATATCCGATACTACACAATCTAGAAATATTAGTGCCCAGTATATTGTGTCGTCATCAAAGTTATCCCAGTTAGCAAGATTTAAACTACTGATCACACATGTGAATGTATGTAGACAGTCTTGTGGTAACGCTATCTCTACACATAGATTGGAACCTTTGATCGGTATGCCGGAGTTCTTTATGGCTTGAGTTGTTCTTCGGTTGGCAGTGTCAGGTTTCCACATATAACCTTTGCCAGTCTTACATCTAGTGAATAACCATTCATCCCAACGTTTAACAGCTTCAGGGTCATCTTGTTTCAACAACTCTATAAACTCGTCGGTGAAGTTATACCCAATGTTGGCCTCAGATGAGTTCTTCTGTACGTAGCCTTGCAGCTCCCAAAAGTCACCATGACCCATATCAGTGTAACCAGCCCATTGGCCTCGCCTCACCCCACCTTGTGACACAGTGCTTGCCACTCGTATAGCATCTTGGAATATTGGTACAGATCCAGAGGCTTTACCTCCACGGCTTATTAGACTACCTCTCGGTCGTATGTCACCCATGTAAGAGCTTGTACCGTAGCCTTCTTGTGACAGTACTGCGTTTTCTAGGTGAGCACTGTAGAAGCCATGTATACTATCTTCCATATAACTACCAGCACAAGATACTGTCTGGCCTCTCTCTGTTCCAGAGTTAGCCATCACCGGTGTAGAAGGCCCTAAGTTACCTTTCCATAACAGACGCATAAACTTTAACTTAGCAAGCTCCTTGTCTGGTGTGTAGTGTTCACCTATGGCGTTAGATATTCTTTTGAATGCACCTTTGACTGTTTCGTTATTGTAAGAATATTTCTTTTCGAACATTTGTAACCCTTGAGTAGTATACCAATCTGGTACTTCTCCTAGTTCCACTAGTTCTTTCCTACGTGCACTCATCTTCTCGAATGATGACTTCTCTTCTTTCATTATTTAATTTCCCAAACTTTCCCGAACTTCTTTCTGTCCCAGTGCCCGTTATATTCAGACCCATGCGCAGTGAAGAAATCATGAAGTTGTACACTGTTTATATTTTTGTAGAACCATGATGCTATAGTGGTGTCACACTCGCTTTCATCAAATACTGGTCCAAATCCCAACATATTAAGACATATGTTACATCTATGTTTAGCAAAGTCTTTAAGGCTATCTCGGTTTAGACGGGGTATTTCACCCTCGGAGTACATTATTTCTACTATTGCTTCTTCATGCCTGTATACTTCCAGTGCGATTTCCCGCATTTTATTTTCAATGTATTTCGTCTCTTCTTCATTAAGTTTTGACTCATGCATTAAATCTCTGAAAGCCATTGCGCTACCAATCGCATGAATATTTTCATCTGCCGTTGATTGATTTATGCCACGACATGTGTTTACAATTAGATTCTTACCGTACTCTTCAGCTTGGAAGTGTTTTAGGTAACCAAATGATGTGTATAGTATAGCGCCTTCTACAAATGTAAAAGCCCCAGTGGATAATAAGTAGTTCGAATGCCCTACGTATTTACCTATGAATTTCATTCGCTCAACTAGAATCTCTGATTGTTTCCAGCTCTCGTAAAATTCTGGAGTATCCAAATGTAATACAGTGTTTACTTGGTCATAAAAAGGTTCATGGGAATTCAGTTCAACAGCTCCATTTAGTGCAGCCATTCTCTGCATCTCTGGTCTAGGGAACATCTCCATGAACTTCCCAGTCCAGTAATCTTGGCCTGCAACTTGCTCGTACTTGTTGAATAATTTCAGTTGAAATGTCGTTGCAAAATATTCAGAACCAGTCATATTGACTTTAAGATCTTGAATATCATTCTCGACTTTCGGCTCATCCCATGGCCATAAGATACTAAACTGTTTGTCGGCTATTTCACCGTAGTGAGGATAGTCAACTATATGACCCTCAACTGGGGTCAGTATATTACACCTAAGTACTTTTTCTTGTATTTGTTCGCTAAAATTTCTCATTTATTACCCTTATGTATTACGATTCTCCCATAGGGCATCGCTAATTAAACCGTTCAATCTTTTGACATCTAGGTCTATCTGTTCATCTGTTCTATGGAATTGAACTGTACAAGAATTTATACCATTCATTTTTATATAGTTTCTTGAGTCACCATTGAAGTTAAAATCCTTGTGTAATAAGTTTACTACTACTAAGAAATCCACTTCCAATGCCACCATTTCTGCTTCAGGCAAGAATCCAGAGTCTGAGAATACAAAATATTTATGTCCGTTTTGTATCTCTAATGCCACTGCTTTCGCAGCCCATTTTCCTACCATAGAGTGGCCATGTTTATTCTTTAAGTAAGTATCTGTCTCTATTAGGGCAGCTCTAGGGCTACACCCAAATAGGCGGCTCTCTCTATCTTTTAATCTTCTGTGTGCGAATAAGAAGTCAGCTATCTCTTGGTCAACAAAATAACGTTTTGCAGTTGCTACTCTAAGACCCCTCTTGTATTCCATTTTCTTAATAGAACTATCTATTTCCATTAGTCCATCCGCCAGAGTATCTTTCCCAATTCCAGGTGGTCCATTAAGTAATACTGCTATTGTCCTAATTCTCATCAGTCGATATCTCCAATATTCTTATCGTGACGTACTGCCTTGAAACGTCCTTCACGTAGTCTACCATCAGGGTAACGCTTCATTGCTTTTGCTTCAACTATCTGGTTCACTATTAAACTTGGTGTCGCGTACCATAGCATTCTCTGTTGGTCCGACATTCCAGATATGTTGTTCAACACACCGTTCTTGTCTTTCACTACAAGGTTCCCTAGAGTGCCAGCATACTTGCCTTTGCCTTCTACGATTCCTACTACTAGTAAGTCTAGAGTTAGTTCGCATTTAATTTTCATCAAGTTAAAGTTGCGTTTACCTGCTTCGTACCGGCCTTCTATGCGCTTGAGTATTATCCCTTCACCTTTGTTTTCTATAATATAATTGTATTGGTTCATCCAATCTTCTTTGTGACTAGAACGATCCAGAATTTGCACTTGATGTAACCATTCAACTGCATCTGTACGCGTCCATCTTTGGAATAACTTATAAAGTGTGTTCCATCGATTCCCGAACGCTGGGTTGCGACCTTCTAATAGTACGTCATGCACTTTTAGATGGACATTCTGTAGTGTGTATTTCTGCTGATTGAACTTACCGTTACAATCTTCGAATACCATGTAGCCACGTGGAGAGCCATCTTGGGGTATGACCGCTTCAAATATCAATCGTAGGTTTATAGTGGGGTAATCTAATTCTGTAAAGAGTTTTGAGTACTTAGCCATACTAGGCAGTACACGCCCTGTTTTGGACCGTATACCTTGCCACTCTCCATCTATACAGTCGTTATACATAAACCAACCATCATATTTTTCCATGACAGCGTAGTTTTCTCCCATATGCTTGGGTTTCTTCTTATCTTCTTCTAAATGAAGATGTAAGGCCTTCATTGGTTTACCGAACATCATCCACCTCCAGTGCTTTCTCAGTTACAAATTTGATATGTAAGTGTCTACCGTCTACATTCAATGAATGATAGTAAATAACCCAATTATCAAATACTTTTATTGCTTTTCTATTGCCACTTATTACTTGATTGTGACAATATAGTAAGCCTTCTATTACGTCGCAGTACTTCAAAGCAATTTTTTCTGTTATATTCAAGTTGGAAAGTATGCCCCATTCAGCTGCAATTTCATCTTCCATTTTGTCCAGAATTCTCTTCAAAGCAGGCTCAGCTTTCTTTGCATAAGAGGGTGTATCCCCAGTCTGCATCTCTGCGCTATCGTGTGTCAATGCTGCTACTAATACATGTGGTCCCATGTTCGGGTAAAAATGCTTGAGTAATAATCCAACACGCCACTGATGATCTGCTAATGACTGATTAGGTATACAGGGTGTTGCGTGGTAGCGCATTACTCCACCACTTTCTAATATGTTTTCTATGTCCATTTTAGTTCTCTTAAATGTTATTTATTAATTTAGAAGGGTATATCATCGTCAAATTCTAATTCTTCTTTTAGCAATTCTGGTTTGAATTCGTCTATTAACTCTTTTGCTAGACTTTTCCACTGCTCGCCCCATTGACGCACTTGTTCTATTGCAGTTCTTAATTCTTCAATATCTTCTTCTATTCCATTCAGTCTGTGGCATGCTTCTCTGTTAGCCTGAATTACAGTCTGACTCTCTATTGCAAGTATCGCTTGTTTGCAAAATTTTTCTGATTCGTTTACAGATTCTTTTATTCTATCTATGTTTCCACATTGATGTTCATATGGTTCTATTATTCCTAATCTTGTTTCACTTGTCATCTTGGTTCTCCTAGATGTTAAGCGCAGTGGTGGGGTTCGAGCCCCACAGCGTATCGATACTAATCCTACCGTGAACGATACCACGTCATAGAATGCCTCACCTGACACTGCATTGTTTATTTGTTTCTTAAATAGTTACGTAACTGTATACGTCGTTTCGCTACAGTTGCTTCCGGTTCCATACCAGCGATAATTAATCGCCTCTTCTGTTCAACAGCTGGTCGTGAACAGAATTTAATAACTCTCTTCTCAATTGCTGATTCTTCAATTGTCATTCCGGATCTCTCGCTATATGTTACTATACCGTGACATCTCCTGCATAACAATTCTAATTCATCTTCCCTAACCAGTAGTAAGTTAACCACAAATATTTTAAATTTCTCTACATCAAGATCCTTAAAACCACCAACGGTGTTCTTATGGTTAACTTCTATTGTCCCACCGCCTTTACCCATAGGTATCGACGTGTTGCATTTCTCGCAATCTATGTGGTAGCATTTGCGTCCAGTATTTTTATTGAACGCTTGATACCTTTTTCTCTCTATCAGGGCTAGTCTGGCTGGGTGCTTCGAGAATGTTTTACGTATAGTTCCTTGGAGCCATTTAGCAAACATCTTATCTGTCTTACACCACCCGTACATCTTGTCCCTTTATTAAGTTTAATATGTGTTGCATCGGTATAGCTTCGCCCTCCAGTAGGCCACCCAATTTGAACATATCTTCTGGATTATAGGAATTTACTATAGCATCTATTACGATAGTAGACTCGTTATTTCCAATTGCTTCTTCGCATTCTACCCTTGTTCTGAAGGCTATTATTTCTTTACATTTATCATGATCTATATGATGGTGCACTACGAAAAACATATCTACCCCTCCATTCTACAGATTTCTTGTTTGTCGATATTGAACCATGATTGTTCAATGCAATAATTGCATGTCTTTAGCACTGTTTCAACAGATACTTTCTGTTTAGTCAGGTCTAAAAATTCAGCAGCGAGTAACCTGTCGTTTATTTCTTCATGCCACGTCCACAGGCGAATCATATTCTCATCTTCACTAATAGTATCTACCATGTGTAGACATCTACCGTTCATAATGAGCTCACTTTGCCATTGTTCTTTGAATACTTTCTTGTATTCTTCCATAACGATATGTAGACATTTAGCAGGGGTCTGTGCATATTGTAATAACTCGTAAGCTTGTACAGCACCTACACCCACACGCTTAGTGTATCCTTCACCAGCTTTCTTACCAGTTTTATACACGCCTCGTGTCTGCTTGCCGCAACCCATGATACCATCTGTTGGATCACCTGTCAGTAGTTGCCAGAAGAAGAATCGTCTACCGTCGCCAGTAATTTTCTTCTTGTTACCTGACTTAATTTGACAGTTTAGATTACCATAACCGCCAACGTGGAATAACTTTTCACCTGCGTGTTGAGTCTCCCACTTATAGTGCCAACCATTTATCTGAGGAATATCTTTATCAATAGTGCATGTTACAGTTACACCGTACTCACTATTTGGATCTTCACTCCCATGTATAGCGCAATAGTCATCAGCTTCTAGCCCATCTGTTTTGATGCACTCATACTGATTCTCCATATATGCTACAGCATTGGCAAGATTGAATGGTCGCCAAGCATCTTTACGGTTCGCTTTGTAGTCAGGCTGAACAACAAATCTGAAGTTCCTCTTACCAGATAGCAATACAATTATACGTTTAGCACCAAGTCTTCGCTTCATGTTCATAATACGGGCATCCATATTATTAGCAATCTGGTTGAACTGCACGTTCTCAGGTTCGTTGCCATATTCAATAGCAGCGCAACTTGAGAATAATAACAGATCACCATCTAACAATAGAGTGTCGAACTCTTCGGGTGGGGTCATTTCATGCATGGGGTCACTCCTTTAGGAGTAGGATGCATATTGGTAGCTCCAGGTATCAATATGTTATGATTCTTGCAATAATTATCCATTATCATATTGTAACCTTTTACCACTCTAGCTTCTGTACAACGAGCTAAATTATTTAGTTTTAATGTTGTTACATCTGGAGCTTTAAATTCTTTTTCCGTAATGTAACCTTGGTTGATACTCATGTCGAATGAGTCGATTACCGCTGTAGCATTAAAGTATACTTCTTTGTAGAATATTAAGTCTACATCCATTCCTTTGTATTTACCTTTGAATAAATGTTGAATTATATCCACAGGGTAAGACGCAATTCCTCTCTCGTCTGTAATTATTAATATGCCTTCTTGTACTTCATGAGTTACATCAGTCAGTATTGTGGCAGCATCATGCCAATCAATAATTCTTCTATTGACATGGTCACCGAATACTACTACGTCCATGTCTTTAGGCTTTCGCCCTAGAATCATATCGCGTACATATCCACCTGCAACACATGCTGGAATATTTCTATCTCTTAATTCCTTCAGTAGCTCTCTTGCTAAAATCATTAGTCAATCCTTAATCAAATACGTCTGCTGCTGCGTCGACTTTACCTGGTTCATCTGGTTCATCTGGCGTAGTCCCAGATTCAGTATCACTACTAGTGCTATCTTCGTTTTGTAAAATTGGGTCGTGTTCACCATCTTCTTCTCCCTTAGGTTTCTCGCCATTCAGTGTAGCAAGTAAAGCAGCAAGTGGTGTTAGATGTAACTCTAAGCTAGCTTTGATTTTGCTCTGTTGCGAATACTGACCTTTGCTGGATAATTTCTTCCATACTTCCATATCGGGTGTCATCAGAGAGAAGTAAGTGGTAGGGTTTTGTAGCGGTGTATCTTTATACTTATCTACATCCTTTTGACGCATCGCTGCTACACCAGTTATCTTATTCTTGGGTGTCTTACCGTCTTGTTTGACACCCTTTGCAATTGCTACATTGCAAGCTTTACCAAGTAGTTCTGGCAAAGGCTTATCAAATCCGTCTAAGGCTTCAAATACTTTAGAAATATTAGAGCGTTCACCCATATATCCATCAGCATTATAAGTAAGTTCGTAACTAAACCAGCGAGGCTTACTCTCTAATTCTTTGCCCTCTTCGTCTACCATAAATTCGTCTAGTAGTTCGAAACGCATTTCCATTTTGAGTTTAGGTTCAGGATAAATTGATGAGCCAGGTTGCATACCTAGGTCAACTATTTGTACTACTCTTGCAGGATAGGAGCCAGGATCTAGGATATTCCCAGTCATCTTCACTCCACTTCCACCGTTACCTGTTTTCGTTGCTTGTGCAAACATTCTTTAATTCTCCATAAGGTATTGTTTTTATTGTACACGCTTCTTCAAAAGTGTCGTAGTAACCAATATGATTACAATTATGACGTACTCTCCATTCATTGCCTCTTGGTGAGACACCTGACATTCCAGAAGTGTTATTGCTATACTCGCCTTTATTACGGGCATTCTCCTCAGGGTTTGATTCCCGTAGGTTTATGATAGCGTTATTTAGTTTATTTCTATCTATGTGATCAAGTACATCAGGTATTGAATCGTTGTATAATAACCACATGACTCTATGGGCCTTCCAGTTATTTCTTTTACCGTCAATATCAACCCTAATGTTCAAGTAACCACCGGAGCCTATACTACCAGCAGGTTTATTACCTCTTCTGGTATACAATACTCCATCTCTGTCGTAAAATTTATTACGTATTACATTAATGAATCTGATCATAACTTACACCGAACTGCACGTCACAATTCATTTCTCTTCTCATTCCAAGTAAACCATTTGTTTGCGCAATAGCAGTCATCACTACTTCAGACCATAGGTCTTTCAGATTAGACTTACATTTCAAAATGAACTCGTCGTGGAACTGTGCATGGACTTGAGGGTCTCTTTTCCATCTTGTTTGGCATATTACGAATACCTGTTCTAACCACATGTCAAATACAAAGGAACCTGTACCTTGACATAGAGTTGAGAAACGGTCTTTCTCAGCTTTTAACCAATACCATATCCCGTTCACAGTATTACGTTGCCACTTCTCACCGCATGCCGCCTTAACTTCTGTGCTGGCTGCAATCTCTTTAATAGACCAGTTTGCTTCCCAGTAAGCTGCGTGTAATAGTTCTGCTACTTGAAATGATACTTTAGCTTGTCTGCTTATGTTCTTAGCGCCTGCACCATATTGACATCCATAGTTAGTTGCTTTACCTTTTGGTCTAACAGATTTCTTTATATGCTTAAATTGGTCTTTATTCAGTTTCCCTACTGGAGAGTTGTCTTCATTTAAACCTAATTTAAACTCTGCTATATCTTTATCTGATACTAGACCAGCCAAACCAGCAATAAGTAGGTGAGGGTCAAAATCTGCGTGACTCTGCTCTTTAACATACTCAGGATCAAGTGGTATCTGATAATGATGTTTGCATCTGTCTTCTAAAGACGATAAATCACTGCCTAGTGACACGTATCCTTCATCTGCAATTAATAATGCACGTAATCTTGAACCATATGGAACACGATCAGACGGTACATTCACCACTTCCCTATGTTTAAGTCTTAGAGTGTTTGTCAGTCCACCGATACCAGCAATCAAATAACCATTTATGTGATCCCGAAGCCAGCCATCAACGATTGAAATCCTATGGTTGACAATCCCCAGACCTTCCAGAAACTTAAGCTGGATATGATCATCAAGCATACGCACAATATCTGGGTCAAGCAGCCCTCCAGAGTTTTTAACATTGATTTGCGGAATCTTTCTTTCTTTACGTTTGCCATACTCGTCATACTCCGTTTTGTATACGAATGTTTCTGGTTGCCAACCTAGGTCAAATAACCATTCTTTTATTTGTCCATGAGCATTGGGGTTGCCTTCATTGTATCCATCGTGCCACTTATACTCTTCGATGCTATTGAAATCTATACCGTATTGTAGACAGAATCTAACCCACTTGATACCATGACTTGATAGACTGCCGTTGCCTTTAAATGGCTTAGCACAGCGTTTCTTATCTTTGTATAAAGGCACTTTAGGCATTACTGCCACTAGTTCTTTATGTCTAATTTCTTTGTCTACATGTAACTCTGCTGATAGTTCTTCAGCGCTAGGTATATTTAGTTTCCATTTAGTTCTTTGGGCACTGACAAGATGCTTTGACTTGATCATTAGATAATCAATAAGTCTCCAAGACTCCACTTCGTTACCATATATTGTCAGCAACATATTCCACAATTTGTCCCATAGTTTCTCTTGAATACGACAATCTTGCATTACACGTCTGTTGTATTCTTCCTGTGGGCCATTTATCCAGTCCATGATGGGTGGCTTTGGTATACCAAATTCTTCACCGTAGTATTCAAGGCCGTAGCGCATACGTCTAGGTTCTAGATACCAAGCTAGATACATTGTATCAACAATATAATTGTTTGAAACATCGTACCCAAAAAATTTTAGTGCCTCACCGTCATAGCCCATACCATTGTGCATGACCAGTGAGTGTCCCTCAGTGAGCCACTGCTGTAACTCTGAGAGCGGTCTGATGTCAGGGCATGCCCTGTGGTCAAGGCTGTTGTGGGCTGCAGAGAAGAGAATCTCTGTGTTGCCCTGCTTTGCTCCAAAGTTGTGTAGTCTGGCACTTTCGCCCTGTTCATTAAGGTGCTCAAGGAGACCAGTCGATTCGATGTCACAGCTCCAGAGAGTGGCACTGTCGCGCACTTTTGTCGGGAACATACTCATCTGTGTTTCATTTAGTCTCATAGCCTATCGTCCCTTGTTATAATTACTTTGTCACCAAATCTTTCAACGAATATATCAATAGGACCCTGTAATCCTTTAGCCGACCATGCGTAGGTGTCTCCACTCATCCAAGTGTCTACGTAAATATATTTGGCATTTACTAGAATATTAAAATTGTCTAATCCTATTCTGACTATCTGTAGGTTGCAATTTTCATATTTGTCTCTTATGAAGTCTGGATTATATAATGGCTCTCTTCTCACATTTCTAAATTTATTTATTGTTTTTGATAAAAAGTTCATGGTAACCTCCTAATCTTCATTCCAATTAAGTGTATATCGTCACCTAGTAGAGTCTGACCATCCCTCAGAGCTTCCATTTCTCGCATCAATATTGGAATTCTTTTAGCTGTGTTGTTTCTCTTTATTGCTACTTCATAGAACTGATCAGAGGTCACCTCTTTACGATTGTCTTTAGCATCAATTATTTCTACCATGAAGTCAATTTTATCGACAATCATAAGGTTCTCCTTAAGTTATTAAATTTGGTGCAGTGCGATAGGAGTTTAACCTACCTTGGACCCAAGACATAGCCTCCCTCGTACGAGCAGGAGTAATCAACAGAGTAATGGCTTTACGACCACCAGCGTAACCTACGCATCTATCACCACATAAAGTAACCTCAGATATTATTTTAGACGTTACTGAGTTCGTCTAACTGCCCAAGGTAGCGATGCCACGGACTAAGTTAGTTGTATAATTTAAAAGCCCTTACGGGGCTAAGCGAGTGCTACTGCACCAATGTCTAAATAGTTTTACAACGACATAGAACTCGTTAAGATGAATCACCTCCCAGTGTCACTCTATTTGATAATGTATATTATTAAACTTTGTGATTGCAGATTACCATCCTGCTTGTGTAGCTATTTACTTTTTCAAAGGGTTCCGCATAGCTGCAGTTTTCCCTCATTACCTCATACGCTTGGAGGAAACGCGAGAGTATTTATAGTCTTACATTGACTTTGATGCTAGTTTATGTCAGCGTTCATCATTGACAGTTGTTTGCGTGTTGCACTTCACGGGATTAGTTTATACTCGTATCCAAAGAGATATTTTTTGTCCTTAATGGGCATGTCACCTCCACACACGAACTGGCCGCTCATTAAGGGGTATCTCTTTGGTATGTGGCGATCCCGAGATACTTTTACAACTTTAAGGTCTGATAGGTGTAAAGGTTTTACCTGTTGGTTCTTTACCACCAACTGATTTGTCCTTATACAACTCATCATCCCATGATCTTTCTTGAAGCCTACCAGTTTTTTGAGAGTAATATGTTTTATACATACCAGTCTTACCAAACTTCCTGTTCTTCAATAATCGAGTAATAGAACAGTCAGGATCAACTGCCATTTTATTACGTTCAAAGCCCATCATCATATGTGAATAACGTTGTAATGCTCTAGAACCAGTGAACTGACTCTCCAACACCTTACCACCATTTTCATGTGACTTAGCACTTCTATCTGGAGCATTTAAGTGACTAAACATTATGGCTTCGAAGTCAAATTTCTTAGCTAACTTAGCAAACTCATCTGCTACTTTACCTATGAACTCATTCTTCTCAGATATGTTTAAACCTTCAGATAATGTTGTTGCATTGTCAATCATTACACAATCAAAGTCTTTACCCATTGTTCTAATTACTTGCGTAATTTGTTCCCAAGTAGTCTCAGGGTCTTCAATTGTTGCAATATCCCATACTGTGACAAAGTCACGCAAATGAATAACAGTCTTTCGTAACTGACTCTTATCATATGGCTTAGCCCCCTCTTCCAAAGGTACATGATACGGTACATTATCTATCTTACCAGCTATAGCTTTATATGTTTCTGCAGGAGTCTCCTCCATCATAATACATAGTGACCTCCATCCATTTTGAGTAGCATTGAATGCTGCCAGTTCGTGGCCTATTAGTGTCTTACCACACCCAGTGCCACCACCGATAGAAATCAGTTCACCCTTACGTTGACCATAAGTTAGCTTAGTCATTGATTGCCAAGGATATGGAGCGCCCCATTCAGGGTCACTCATTATATCGTCTAGTACGTCGTCAACTGATAAGGTGTTGTTACTAACGGGTTTCTTTGAGTTGAATAAAACGGCATCTCTAGTTGCTTTGAGCCTTCCAGCAGTGAGACACGCATTTGCATCCACTTCAGGGAGTTTCGCGACTTCTGCGTCTGGCATAATCTTTCTAACTTCCCTTGACGCTTTGATTCCTGGAGCGTCGTCATCAAAGACAAGCACCACTTTTTTAAATCTGGATCTAATATCTTCAGCCATTCGCCCAATGACGTCGGCTGCGTTGTTTGTTCCTGATGGAAGAGACACAACTGCATAATCCATATCCTCATATTTAGTACCCTTATTTAGAGTACGCATTATCTGACGTAGAGCTATAGCGTCTTCTTCACCTTCTGTTATCCAGAGATTAGCCCCGCCTACTCTTTTAGCTCGTTCCCAACCATATAGGTCAGCACCTTTGACATCACCAACATTCCACATGGTCTTCTGACCAAGTAACTTGATCTTAAAACCACATATTTTACCGTCTTTAGTGAAAGGATGACCTAAGGCATAGGGCGTAGTACCATCGTACGACGATAATATCATGCGTACCCCGTAGTACGCCCAATTCTCAGGTGTTATGTCTCGATGCATTATACTGAATTTATCGCACTCACGAACTTCTTGTATCTCTTCAGCAATCTCTTCTGGAGTCTTTACATGAATTTCACTCAGCTTTGGTGGATTGTTGCCGTAAGGGTTTGGCACTCTTCTAGCACATGAGAAACAAAAACCACTAAATGTATCGTCGTCGTTTAAGAATGTCTGTAACGATTTGTTTACACTTGAGCATTTAGGATGGTCATGTACTAGCTTTTCGATACATTGACCGGCCATGCTTAGTTTCCTGCTTCTTCAGTTGAACCTTCGTCTGGACTAAGACAGTAAGACCCATCTGGTTCTTGATCATCTTTAATGTTATGATACTCATCGAAGATTACACGTGCTGTACGTGAATGTAACGTCAACAGTGGGTCATTGATATCCACGTTAAATAGTTCACGAGTTAGAGCGCCCATTTTAACAAATAGAACATTCTGCATCTGCATGTAGGCAGCACTCAAAGACTGTCTGTGTTCTTCAGGAACAGCTTGCAACATTGCGTTGAACGCAGCTTCTGCATCATCTGTAACAGGGAATAACGGTTGGATACTCGAATCGAATGAGGCTAATAGTATTGCTAATTTTGTTTTGTTTAATTGCATGGTAATCTCCAGTTGCAAAGTTGTAAAGTTATTTAGTGGTAGCGTGACACCACAACCACGAGGCACATTTTATCCAAGGAGAACAAATGTCTTTGACTAACACAATCAGTCACGCCACCCTAAATAACTCTAGTTGGCAGCCACCATTAGGTGACCGCCGTCTTACTGCCGCAATGATTAGCCTTCGCTGAATAAATCTTCAGAAGAAGCTTCTTCATTTTCATCGGCAGTTTCTTCAGCCACTGCTTCACCTTTAGCGGCTTTAGCAGCGTCTGCTTTTGCTTTAGCAGCGTCTGCTTTTGCTTGGTCAGCATCTAGACGTTCTTGTAACTCATCAGAGGCAAGAATTTCTTCGAAGTCTTCAGGTAGTGTTCCACCTTGAGCCAAGATGAAAGAGATAACTGAAGCTGCAACATTCTTGTTGAATGCACGTGTACGGCCAGATAAGCCTGCAACTTTAGCACCTGGTGCTGTAGCTGTGTTTACATATGATTCAGAAATGGTTTCGATAATCTCAGCATTATCTAATGCAAATTGAGCGCCTTCAGCTGCTGCTTCTGTTGCGTGTTGTGAACCATCTGTACATACGAATACTTGTTGTGCTTGAATTTTAGACATTTAAGTCTCCTAAAAGTAATGGCATAATCGCCGTTGGGTTGTGAGTCATTACTTTCTTAAGCCTTTTACAGCTCTTAAGATAATGTTTCTCATTTGTGATTTTGTCCAGTCCCGTTTAAGACCTGAACGATAAGGTAACTTTAGGCAAGTATATTGCACTATTTTACCGTTCTCTTTCTGCACGTAGCGACCGTTATAGCTTTTGTTAGCTCTTCTTTCAACAAAGTCTGTCTTGGCTATGCCATAGCGCAGGAAATTGTTTCTGTTTTGAGCGTTGGGTACGTCTACTTTACAGTATTTTAACGCTTGCTCGAATATGTATACTAAATCTTTCCAGATTATATTCTCACTAAGTGCATGTAACTCAGCCACTAAGTGAACAGCGATTTCGTGTTCAACTGTTTCAGCTTTAGGGTTGCGATATTTAGTGTAATTAAAGTATTGAGACTTAACGTCTCCAGTTACTTCGACTCCACATATGTATGTCCTCTCTTCTTCTTGACACGCAGCTTTAAGCATATCAGTCGTGCAGTGACGCATTACTCCAACTGGTACTAGGGTAGCCCTTATTATGTTGGCAATCTCACTACATCTATATTTCACCCAACCTTGTTGTTGTATGTCACCTGTGGGATTTCCCCAATGTACTACAATGTCTTCTTTGGCTAGATAAGCTGCGTCATTCTCATCTAACCAGCCCTTGATTATCTCAAGCACTATCAACTGGTCTTCAGAGAATTCCATTTATTTAGGCACTACGAGGGTGAGGAAATAGTCTACGTCTCTGGTACCTGTTATCGTCAGTATAGGCATTATTTCAGCTTCAGCTGCTCTAGCGTTCTCAGCTCTAATGCTTTGAGCTACCATACCGTCACTCATAATTACTATATAGTGAAGTAAAGTTTTATTTAAAGATGCAGCGTATATATCCATGTTCTCCTCTTCTTGAGTTTTCACTCGTACAAGTAGATTTCGGTTAGCCCAATTATGTTGGTACGTGCATTCGAGACTAGGCCATTGCACGTAGATTACATTATCTAACGAACTATTCACGACGCCTCTCTTGCCACGGAAATTCAGAGCATTGTATATGACTTGCATACCTGCTTCTAAGTTTCTACCATTTTCTAATCTCACATAACCAGGGTATATACCAGATTCAAGCTGGTAACAGTCTAGTAAAGTCTTAATTTTTATAACACTGTTGCCAGCACTTGAGGATCTCTCTATGGTGACTGTTTTGTTATCATAATCAATGTCTTTAATTTTACCTGATTTAGATGGTTCTTTGTGTAACACCTTTGTTACTTTATTACTTTCAATGTACTGCAAGAATTCTTTTAATTTTAAGATGTTGCTCATCTGCTTCCCCTATTATTTCAATTAACCAAATATTAAATTTAGTACCACGAATGCTGCCAGTACTGCTATTGGCACGTAGCCATGCCACCTGACACCCTGTGTGTACCCTATTGGTACCTCTTCAGTGGTGTAGTGGTTATCCTCATGACGAGGCATTAGATCTTAACAGCACGATATTGAACCCGCTGTCCTCTATTGTAACGCTGTTGTTCAAAGATCGCATCAATCTTCTTCATTGATTCAAATATTACGCGACCGTTCTTTGTTAATACGTGTTTCATCTTCATGTTAATACTCCGAGCAGCTGTAACCGTCGAACGGCTCATCTACCTTAGGCATAGAATCCCCGATGGTTTCAGGTGACTCTTTTGCGGGTTCCGAAGGCACAAAACGTGACATAGGTAATTTTACTTCCTGAGAAGTAGTATGTTTCATAATAATACTCCTCAGTACTAATATTTTATTGTTAAGGTTCGAAGCGACTAATAAAATTCTGTATCTTAGTCATTCCACGGTTCATTTTAGCTGCTTTTAAATTCTCAGCTGATTTTGGGTTGTTGAAAGCGCACGGTATGTTGTGTGTTTCTATACCCATTGCTTGGGCATTTTCCACTACTTTCGTAGTTATACCCATTTCTGCTGCTGTTGCTGCTATGTTCATATTCATTTTATTCACCTTGAAGGTGTTAAGACAGTATTGTCGGATTAACCCACTCGTTAAAATGGGTTAATACAAATCTCTGTTCTTTTTGAGTCTCTATGACGATTTTGGGGAACTGGTCTCTATTGAGTATACCAGTCGTCTACGCCCTTACGTGCTCCTCAAGCTCGCGGTTCGTTTAACCCCTAACATCAGTCAATTTGTATCGCGTGCTTCCGATTCAGAGTTTGTGATACTCCGCCACGCTAGATACCCCTCGCTAGTCCTCAAATAAGAATAGTCATTCATTAATACTCTTCTCTTACAAGCAGTGTAAATAGCCTCTTTTTCCTTGTGTTCTGCACACACTATATTAGCTATTCGTACAGCGTCTCTTCTTGCATCAATTAAAGAAGGATAATGAGCATTTTCTTTTAATCCCGCCACTGCTGGCTGAGTGCAAAATGTTAACAATAACATCGTTGCTACTGCAATCAATAGTTTAGCTTCTAATTTCAGTCTTCGCATAATCATTCTAATGCTCCAGCGCATTGTTCACTACAGGACCTCAGATAGAAGTTTGTTTTTATTGTTCCTTTGAATCTCAAATTATTACTACCAGAAGATAGTTTACTTTTAGAGGCAAGGAACTCTTTTTGCTTTTCTGTTAATTTTAAGTTAGTCAATTTTCTTCCTTAGTTGTGTTATGTTGATTGTTTAACAATAGGTACTCGTTCTGAATACCTATTAGCAACAGCAATCAGAAATTACTTCGTTTCTTGGCACAGTTGCGCACATCATCTGGTTTAACTCTAATCCATACATTAGTACCATCAAAGCATTTCACTCTAATAATCCATCCAGTTGACCAAGACCAAGACGCTGTGCGTAGCTGACCTCTAACTATAGGAGTATCTTCAATGGAGTTAGCCATTCTCACTCTGTATTCGCCCTCTTTGTTAACAATGAGGAAGAACTTAGCGATAACAATCAATGCGAGACCTAGTAGTACTAGGCCTCCAATCACTTCATTAGTCATTATAGAGGTGAATCAGGGTTTGGATCTGGCTTATCACCTTCTTCTGCAAGAGGGTTAACAGGTGGCATGCTGAGAGGGTTAGCTCTAACAGCACGCTGTTTCTGAAACTCTTCTTCTCGAATCTCGGCTCTGATAGCTTGCTCTTCAGTCATAAGTGCATATGCTGTAGACAAGTTCTGAACATTGTTAGCAATGTTAATCCAAGTGGCCAATTGGTACCATAAACCTTCGATCTTTACACTACCAAAGAAATGAGGGTCTTTCTCGTTACGACGGTTTAACGAAGTAAGCTGTGTTGCGAATACTGCTTCGCCACGTGTGCCATTTGGCAGCTGTGTTTTAACTGCAACAGTTGCTTCCACAGGTGTTATAGTTGCTTCACCAGCTACAGTTTCTACTGCGATTACTGGAGTACTTAATACTGCTTTCTTGTTTGACATGGTATTTCTCCGAACAATTAAGTTCTATTAGTTAAGTTTGTTTAAATTAATTAAATTGATTAAGCTATTTGTCATTCTCTGAGTTCATGACTTTGTGATACCACAGTATAGGGTTATCTCCCTAGATATAGAAATCACTTGCAATCATATATAGCTATATGTTGGTGGGATGTTGCTTAACGTAACGCCCACCGCGACACGAGTCTTGATTTTAAACCAGCTAGACTAAGGGTTGGGGATTTATTTAACATCGCACCTTAACGATGATTAATATTTTACGCAGATATTAAAAGCGCGATCTAGTTTTACATGTAGTAGACTATCCATGATTGCCGCCTGACCTCGGGTCTGCACAGCGAATTCGTACATGGTTTGTTTTCAGAGGAGCCATGCCTGCCCTTTTAAGAGATGTAGGAACACTACTTCTGTCATCTCTTCAATTTCTTTTTGAGTAGCTTTGCTACTTTTTGTTACTTACAGTCTTCAAATTATTTTACCAACTTTGCTAGACTTCTTTGTCGTATTTAATTAACACATTATTCACTACTATTACACTTTGGTTAGCATCAGTTCTCCATGTATTGCCAGTGTTCAAGTTCACCACCCATATGAGATACTCTTCGTTGGAATCATTTACTCGAGTACGCATATGTAATGAACCCTCTCGTTCGAATACGTCTCCAATTTTTATTTCCTTTAGAGACGTCTTCTTTGTTACAATTTTGTTTATTTCAATTTTAAAATTTTTATCTCTTGGCATTAGGTTCACCTGTTAAGTAGTTCGCTTATCTTTAATTTCATTTCACCGAACTTTATCTCACACTCTTCTTGGAGTTCAGCGCCACATGTATCTTCTATATTCACTGCTCTAACTTCTTTGCCTTGGTAATAAAGATTACCACCACATTGTTGCATCAAATGGAAACAACATCCTAAGAAAGAATAGACATTTGTACATAGTATATCTGGTTCGTAACCATCCCCGAATCCCCATTTCAGACTCTCGAGTTCTTCGTCGCCTTGATTGAATATAAAGGGCCCGTACTCACTCACTGAATCACCAGCTTCGTTCTTATAATGTTTTAATTTAGTCATGATTCTTATCTCTCTACAGTCTTTCTCTATTGTTGCCAACCTCTTACCTTCGATCACACCTTTTTTGAATGCTCGGGCTACAACGTCTTTCATGTCTTGTGTACCTATTGTCACAAGGTTCTCCTGTTAATAATTATAAACTCGTAATGTTATAGATTCACTCTTGCAAGCATTAATCATTTCCCTAGTGCCTCTTGACTTGCCATCCCAGAAAGCTATAACAGCGTCTGCTGCTGCTCGCATTTCAGCGTTACGATTATGTCCAGCTAGAGCATTATATTGTCCATTTAGATTAGTTTTAATTCGTAATGGTCTCGTATTTAAGTCTTCCCACTTAGCATGGTACTCTTCAACAGTGTAGCCACATTCGTTACCAAATTGTTTACCTAGTAGATCAGCGCCTTTTGCCATTCCACATACAATTATGATCTTATGTGTTTCCGCTTTGTTTCTCAATAGATTTGCCACAAGCTTCTTCAGCCTATTGTAATCATTGAAATCTCTACCACCAACAATTGCTATTCTGAATTCTTCCATTAGAAGCGTTTCCTTACGGTTACAAATTTAGGTCTGTTGTGTATCTCTCTAATTGGATCAGTAAAACTAGAGAAGTGTAAAGCTGTTACTTTCTTCCCAGTGACTGGGCTAATCCATTCAGCTTTGAAGCATAAACTATTCGTTATATTTGACATGATTTCTACCTGTGGTTGTTAAGTAAATGTAAAGAGCATATAACTTAAAAGTGAACTAATATAAGGTTACCCCATGTTATGGTACATAACCCATGACATACTTAAAGCGTAACCCTAGTACATATAATAGGTTGTTACTAATCGGTCTGTGTCATGACAATATTACATACTTTATTGTTACCATGGGACATACTATCACAAGTTCATGGTGGGTATGGCTCTCTGACAGTTTGTACGTGGGTCGCTCTGCTCCAACTTATTCTTTCAGACTAACAAGCCAACCCAAAGTAAGACATAGGGAGTCTGCGACTCAACGCTGTAACCCTATGACATACTAATCTTCGTCACCACAATATTTATTATCTTCATTCTGGTTCTCCAGTTAATTGTTACACCATTACATACTCAAAGAGTCACCAACCGTGTAGGTTAAAGAATAGAACTTTATTTGTTTCTACTCTTAATATCGGATCGAACAAGTTCGTCCTCAATGATATGCTATGAATAAATAATGGTGTAACCACATGACATACTAATGTGTAGGTGTTTAGCAATCGAATCTGCTACTTCCTAGTTATACACGCTTAGGGCCAAGTTAATATACATATGATTACGTAACCCCATGACATACTTAATTAGTAGACACTATTCATACCCGTGGCTCCATTGCCAACTTATAAGGTTTAGCCAAACAATGTTCATTCTGGGTGTGACTATAGTGGCCTAACCTACTAACTAAGTATGACCTAACCATGGGAAGTTACTCGCAGGATGGAAGATTACTTACGAGTGTAATGTCACTAAACGTGAACTGTTACAATAAGCACATCCCTAGATTTCCTTTCGGACAGCTTGCTGGCCATAACATGGGTATTACAATATGGATTGAAACCAGTACATAGTACCAATCACTAATTCCAGCATATAGTAACAATGGGAGAAACCTAGACCTTTCGGTGGACGGTAGTCTACCAATCGGTTCGGCCTTTTGGTCAGCTTGTCTGACTCTTAGTGCGTAGCCCGTATAAGTGTGCCCGCGTGTTATAGTTATTAGGCTTACTCTTTATTCAGCACCCTCGTTAGAAGATGCTGTAAAAGAGCCTACTCGAAGTAGTAAGCTTTATCTGAAGTAAGTACTGCCTCAGTTACTATCTGAAGTGTATCTTCAAGTGGGTTTAATGTCTCTATCACTATTCCCCTCATTTGTTCTTGAAGCTTCTTGATAGGGTTATTCTGTATGAATACTACTCTGTAAGCATCTGCTACCGCTTCCATCATTATAGGAGCATCTCTCAAGCATACTCTAAACTGGTCATGAATCGTAGTAAACCCTTTCAGTCCTCTCGATTTAACCTGTAGAGCTATCTCTCTAGCTATAACACTATCAAGGCCTTGAATGAAGTGAACAGGGAAGTAGTAACTAAAGTTAGCTCTTTGTAGAGTATCTATAGTCTGCGATTGTACCTTCCAACCTGTATCTCCTGCCCTACTCTCTTCTGTTGCTCCGAAGATAATAGCGTTATCTCTTTCACCAAAGTTAATCTTGAAGTGGTTATCAGTCATTCTAACTTGAGCTTCACCACGTTTAGTGCAAGTGTTGCCATCAACATGTTTATACTCAAAGTAGTCTTTACCAGTCATTTCTTGCATCTGCTTTGCTGCTGCCTGCATACCTTCTATCAGGGCATTGATCTTTGGACCAAGGGCATTGATTATACCTCTCTTAACTATCTTCTTACAGAACTCATCTCTCATATGGTTAGGAATACCTATTCTGTTCATTGCTATTATGAACTCGTTACTACCAGCTAACACTCCACTACCACCACCATACTGTATCGCCATAAAGCAAGTCTTAATCTCTTCCCTCATTAGCAACAACGCTCCACGGAACTCAGCTCTAGTAGAACTCTGTTGTAATCTTACTATTTCTTGTGTTGATAACTCATATGGATCATCTCCTCTGTCCTGATCAGTCAATCCACAAGCTTTTCCCATAGTCTCACAACCAGCGAGTATAGCTAGTATCTGTGCACCTGAACATTTAGCATCTGGCCCAAAGCCTATTCTACAATCAGTGAAGCCTTGTGTCTCGAAGTTCAACCAGTCCTGACATAGTGTCAAGTAAGTCCAGAACTTCTTAACTCCACCAAGGTCACTACCTACACGGTAATATTCTTTTATAGCATCTAGTGGATTCTCAGCTACCCAAGTTATCACTTGAGGTAACATAGCGTAATCACACTTCGCTATCTCGTTAGTCATCTCATTCATGAATAAGCTATAACATGCTGTATCAGTCTTATGTACTATATTAGACTCTACATGGTAACACAATGCTCTTGCTAAGTCACTAGATTGTGGGTTAGGTCCACCATGTGCGAACTGATACATTCTACCTCTAAGGTCTTGGAAGTACTCAGAATATAGTACATTCTCATTCCTCAGCTCTTGACACCCTTCAATAACATGTAGCGAGTCTTGTATAACATCAGGATAAGGTATGTTACATTCAACACTATCTTTCATAAACTGTTGCACTACATTTAGTAGATTAACGTTTACTGATTGTCCTTGGCTTTCTATGAAAGCTAAAGCTTCTCTTACCTTACTAGATGTGCCATCTTTACGAGGCTGCATCTTGTTCTTAACACGTTCCTTACGACGAGTGTCGTCAGTGATAGGTGAAGTCTGATGTACTATGCTTCTTCTACTAATGCATCCTGATATGTAGGCTTTAGATCTAACTATCATGCCGTCTTCTTCATCTAGTAGATTGGCATCAATAGCTAACTTCAGGCCTCTTCTAACCTTAGTAACCCAATGTGCCTTGTTATCATAACATTCATCAAAGACTCCATCTATAGTGCGGTTAGCTCTCGCTATGTTCCTGAACATCTTATAAGCGAATGTACCATCTGCTATCTTATCAATATCCATAGGCTTATCTATGTGGACTATTAATCCACTAAGCTGCACACCTAGCATGGCGATAGTTCTCACATCAAAGTCGCATCTATATAAGTATTCATTACTCATATCCTCTGGGTCGAACTGTGTTAGGTGACCTTTCTTCTCAAGAACAGCTACTAGACGCTTAGCAATGAAGCCAGCTGACTTATGCTCGATGTTCTGAACTATTATCTTAGACTCATCTAATACCTGTTCTGCTTTAAACTTGAACATAGTTGTTAATTCACGAGATGTTGTGGTTGTGGTTAAGTTAGTCATGATTACGCCCCTTCTACTGAGTTGAATTTAAGGTTAATTATATCCTGTATTTTGTCAAACAGCTCTTGTAACTCGTCAGTGTGCTCCCATGTCTCACTATCTATATTAGCTATCATTATACCTTGGAGGTCAATCAGGTCGCTATCCTGAAGATTACCAAAGCCCATTCTATCATCAATCTCTTTCAACTCTGCTATAGTCTTAGGTGTTGTTATTTCCATCATAGTTCTCTCAGTCATGGTATTCTCCGTTGGTTGTGGTGGGTTCTCTGGTACAAAACAGTTAGTATACTTAACTAAGAACTCTTCTTTAGTCATAGCATACCCAATATACATCGCTTCTACTTGATGATCTTCTAGATAGTCAATATCTATATTCTTCTCGTAACTATCCTCTTCACACTCGAATAATGCATAGTCTTGGAAGTTATCGCGTATTATCTCGCTACACACATCAACAAGGCGCTTAGTGTACACAGGGTCTTGACCAGTGATAACAGTCTTAATCATGTTATTAGCTAAGCATCTAGTAACGAATGCATGTTGTAATTCAGTCATTGTAACGCTATTCATAAGGAAGGTAGTTGTGTTAGTCATGTTGATCTCCTCGATCGTGGGTTAGGACGTTATTGTCCATGGAATTCATTAAAAGATACTTTGTTCTTCCAACATCCATTATCAGGCCCTCTCCCTACTTGCCCACCTAAAAAATTTTTTAACTAAATTTACAACTAACTTACCCCTCTCTATCTCTTCCTACACTAGTTCTTTCATTCGCCTTCCCACTGGGCAGGTAACATGCTATTTACAGCTGCTTCGAAACCTTCAAGGTAACCCTCTATGAATTCAATTGATTTGGATTCTACTACGACTTCACTTAATATTTCAACTTTAATATTAATTATGAATGGCCCATTTGTATCTGCTATTATCTTAAGATCTTGGCATTCGTGTTTCTCTCTCAACTCTGATAATTTACTCATTTTCTCAGCCTCAATCTCTGCAATCCTGTCGAAAGGATTAAAGAAATTTCCTTCACTTAAATTTTTCACCATTTTCCAAACTGCATCAACACAAGGCCATTTCGACTCGTAAACAACACAATCAACTGTTCGTATTTTCAATGCCTCAAGCTTTCCCTCTAAACTTAAAATTTCTTTTTCATTCAAGTGTTTTAGCTTTATAACTACGTATCTTTTTTCTCTCTCGAAATTTGATAATTTACTCATTTTAGTTTCTCTTTGTGTGTGTCTATTCAGCCTAA